GCATTCATTCCGGCAAAAAGAGCAAGACGGAAACGGGAACTTGGCGCAAACGCAAGGGTATCGGCGACGACTATTTCAAGGCCATCGAAGCGGAATTGCGCGCTCGCGGGATTGCCGCAATTCATACCGGCCCAACGCCCGTTGCAATGCCGTCACCAACAATCGTCGCGGGTCCGACACCAACGCCAACACCCGTTGCAATGCCGACACCAACGCCCGTCGCGGCTCCGGCACCCGTACCAACTCCGGCGCCAATGCCAACACCCGTACCAACTCCGGCACCGGCACCCGTCGCATCGAGCGAACCAACATTCCAGTCGGTTATGTTCGCAATCTCGCAAGGGATGACTAACGGAACAATAACCAACGAGTATCTTTCACTCGTGGCGCAACGATACGGATTGGCGAATAACTTCGGCGAGCTTCAACAGCGCACCGATCTTGTCCCGCAGATTTGGGCACAATTGCAGGTCGACGGGAAAGTTTGATGCTCAATATCGACGCGACACAACTCCCGCGCGTCCTAGTCTGCAACGGTTCAGTGTTGATGGAAGCTTCACCGGCTTCCATCAACACGCCGATTGAGGACGCACAAGAGGGAACGGCAGCACATTTCATCGCGGCGTCCGTTTTGTCGGGTAAGTTCACCGATCCCCTTGAATGGGTTGATCGGCAGACACCAAACGGAATTTATGTTACGCCTGACATGGGTGAACATGTCGCGACATTCACGAATTTCATTCAACATCGAAACGCGGCTATCCCCGGCCACATTTTTTATGTCGAAGCGAACATCGATTTCGATATTCCCAACAGCGAGGTTGTAATTAGAGCGCGATCCGACGCGATCACTTACGACCCGGCAACTTGGACGCTCTACATTGATGATTTCAAGTTCGGCTGGCGGATCATCGATCCTGTTGAGAATTGGACGTTGATCGCTTATGCGCTTGGTATTTGTCGCCGCGAAGGTTGGCAAGTCGCGCGTGTCGTCATGACGATCCATCAGCCGCGCCCGTATCATCCGGACGGCAAACAACGTTCGTGGTCTATCAGCGGCGAAGAATTAGCCGCGTTCGGCATAACGCTTGCCGCGAAGCTATCCAATTTGACCAATGAACTTCGCACAAGCCCGCATTGTCACAAATGCCGCGCGCTCGCGACGTGTCACGCTGCATCGATGGCCGCTCAAAACTCTATCGACGCGATAAGCATCCCGTTCCAAGACACCATCACGAATGACGTTCTGTCGTTTGAAATCTTCAACATGCGTCGCGCGCAAGACGCAATCAAAGACAAACTCGGAGCTTATGAGGAACTAGCTAAGCATCGGATCAAAACTGGCGAACAAGTTCCGTCGCTTGCTGTCGAGCCAACGCTAGGCAATCGAGCATATGTCAAGGGTATTACACCCGAAACAATCGCTTTGTTGACCGGCAAACCGATTGACGAAATCACAACGCGGAAACCCATAACACCCGCCGCGTTGGAACGTATGGGAGTTTCAGAAGAAACGATCACCGCGTTCACCTATCGACCGCCAACCGGCGAGAAGCTGGTTAAGTTCAACCCGTCCAAAAAAGCACAAAAGCTTTTCGGGCAAAACTGAAAGGAATAACTGAAACATGCCAGCCATTGAAATTCTCACCGGAACCGGACGGATCGTTGCCGGTCATCCGCGTAAACCACGCGTCCGGATGCAAGACGATGGCAAAACGCCCGCGCTCAATCCGGACGGTTCCAAAATTATTGAATACGGCTTTGGGTTCGCAATTCCGAAAGCGGAATGGGCGCCAATTGCAACAGCGATGGGGCAAGCGGCGAGCGGTGTTCCCGGTGCAAACGATCCGTCCTTCGCTTGGAAGTATCGCGACGGTGACACCGGTTTGGATGGTGACGGCAAGCCGTTGCGCGACAAACCCGGTTATGCCGGTTGCATGGTCATTTGGGTTTCAACGCGCATCCCCGATTTGATCAAAGTGTTCAAGCCGATCAACGCGACGACTTGGCAAGAGCTAGCGGAAAACGAAGTCAAATGCGGTGACTATGTCCGTTGTCGACTTTCCATCGAAGGGCACGGCAAGAAACCCGGCGTAGCAAGTTCTCGACCCGGTCTTTACCTCAATCCGCAAGGTATCGAGTTTGTCGGATATGGTGAGCCGATCTTTACCGGCCCGGATGCGTCGTCAATGTTCGGCGGGGCACCTGCGGCTATCCTACCGCCCGGCGCGAGCGCAACGCCTGTAGCACCTTCCGGTAGTGTCGCCATGCCGTCCCCAGTCCCCGCAATGGCGCCCAACGCAGCGCCCGCCATGCCGCCCGGCTATCCGTCGCCAACGCCGATGGTGGCGCCTAGCGCGGTCCCTACGCCAGCGGCAGCGCCCGCCCCTATTGCTCCCGTTGCGGTGCCCATCGCTCCGATCCCTGCCGCCTCGCCCGCCCCGGCGCCGACTGCATTCCCTTCTAGCGGTGTTGCACCCGCGCACGACTTCGTTAACAATGCGGCAGGACGGCAACCCGTCGCGTTCGATCCGCAAACCGGTCGACCGGTCTATGGTTACACGCTCGATGCGACCGGCAAGAATTGGCCGATTTACGGCTACGATCCAGCGGGTAATCCCGTCTATCAGTAATCCGTCACGGGTCCAAAGCGTGATGGATGAAGGCGACGCGGTTTTGGAGGCGGAACCGCGTCGCTGTTTTTCTGAGACGGGGATTGAATGACCGAAGCATATCCTTGGAACTCCATCGGATACGACATAGAAACGTTTCCGAATTGCTTCTTATTTACTTGGGCGTGGATAAGTAACCCCGAACAAAAGATGACATTCGAAATATCGTTCCGGCGCAACGATATTGTCGAGTTATTGGCCTTTTTGGAATTCTGTCGTGTCAACCACGTCGAAATGGTCGGGTTTAACAATATAGCGTTTGATTATCCGGTTTGCCATTTCATCGTTATGAACGGTGTTTCCGTAACGGTCGAAGCGATATATGCGAAAGCAATGTCAATCATAAATGCGTATGACCGTTTCGAAAATACCATTTGGGAAAGCCATCGGCTTGCCCCTCAGATCGATCTATTCAAAATCCATCACTTCGACAATAAGGCTAAGACACAAAGTCTTAAAGGTCTCGAATTCAACATGCGATCTGCGTCCGTTCAGGAAATGCCGGTCGAGGCCGGAACGTTTCTGACCAGCGAAGAAATCGACATGTTGATTGGTTACAATCATCACGATGTAAGCGAGACAATTAAGTTCGCCATGATATCGGCAGAGAACGTCAAGTTCCGACGTGAAATGCAATCGCAGCTAGACGGCGATGTTCTCAATTTTAACGACACCAAAATTGGTAAGCAAATATTTGAACAACGGCTTGGCGATGAACTTTGTTATGACCGTTCGAGCGGTCGCAAAGTTCCTCGACAAACGTATCGAGAAAAGATCATCGTCGGTGACATACTCTTTCCATACATCACCTTTGAACAACCTGAGTTTCGCCGCGTTCATGACTGGTTGCGAGCGCAAGTTATCACCGATACGAAAGGTGTGTTTACCGATCTGCAAGCGACGATAAACGGGTTCACGTTCCATTTCGGTACGGGCGGAATTCACGGATCGGTTGCACGAAAGAGGTATCAAGCCGATCAATACTTCACCATTTGGGACGTTGACGTTGCGGCATTGTATCCGTCCATCGGGATTATCAATAATCTCGCTCCGGCGCATCTAGGACCGCGCTTCACCGAAGTTTGGTCTAGTATCGTTGCCGAGCGTAAGAAATGGCCTAAGGGCACGTCGCAGAACGCTAGTTTAAAACTCGCCAATAACGGTCCGTATGGCGACAGTGCGAATGATTATTCGCCTCTCAAAGACATACAATTCACCATGACGATTACGATCAATGGTCAATTGTTGCTGTGTAAGCTAGCCGAAATGTTGATGGTCGTCCCGACGCTCACGATCATTCAAATCAATACCGATGGTGTCACATTCATTGTAATGCGCACGTTCGAAGCGCAAGTTAAAACGGTTCTGAAAGCTTGGGAAGATTGGTCACGCCTCACGTTGGAAGAAGCGCGCTACGGGCGAATGTTTATTCGTGACGTGAATAACTATATTGCTGAAACCGAAGGCGAGAAACCCAAGCTGAAACGTAAAGGCGCGTACGAGTATTACCCGACCGCCAAGGATATCAGCAACGCTAGTCCTAGCGCATGGCACAAAGATTTAAGCGGCCAAATCGTGCAACGCACCGCCGAAATGGCAATGCTTCATGACATACCGCCCGAAGTGTTTATCAACTGTCATGTCGACCCGTTTGATTTCATGTTGCGTGCCAAGGTCGACCGCCGTTCCGCATTGTTCATAGGCGACCAGAAGGTTCAGCGCATCACGCGATACTATGTTGCCAAGCGTGGCGCCGCTTTGACCAAGCGATCTCCGCCGACTGGCACACCCGGCGCATTCAAGTTCAAAAACGGATTGAACGTATATGAAAAGCTCGCGGTGCTGAAAGAGCTAGAGGAACGCGGAACGCCCGACGCATGGGACGAACGCATTCATACGAAAAACAAATCAACGTATGATGATCGGGAAATGTCGTTTGTGTCGGGTTGGTTGGTCGCGGAATGCAACGAAGCTGCAAAATTTGATTGGAACAACCTTGACCGACGTTGGTATATCGAGGAAGCTAAGAAATTGATCATTGAATGAAAGGCAAGATCATGAACCTGTTTCACCGCGCTCACCACGCTATTTTCGATCCGCTTCCAACAGAAGGCAACATCGTTCGTTTGATGGAACGCGGTCGACCGTTCCAACTTCCCGCGTCTCTCAAAGACGAGACGGATTATTCCGATATCGGATCAACCATCGCCAAAGCTGTAAAGGAAAACATCATCATGACCGCTCCGGAAATCGCCGTCGCCGAACAGCTTCGGCAGCAACTCGAAACCCTTCGTGAAACCATCACAGCCGGTCGTGATACATTGGTCAATGAGCAAGCGGAAGCGGATAAGGAACACACCGCGCAAATTGCCCGGCTCAATGATGAAATCAAATCGCGAAACGAAGCGCATGACGAAGCGACCGCCGACTATACCGCTCGGATCGCTGATACCGAACGCGCATTGCACGCTGTGAATGCAAGCATTTCCGATCTTGACGGAGCCGCCGCGCCCGCGCTCGCACCGCCCGTTGGCGTAGCCTTCGAAGAAGCGAAAAAGCCCGCCGCTAAAACGGGCAACGGCGACGTAACCATTACTACATGATCAAAGGCGCCGTCATATCTCGCGACGGCGTTTTTCGTTACGCACTGTGGCGTTATTGGGGCACCGGACGGCGGATCGTTTGTTTCGTCATGCTCAACCCTTCAACGGGCGATGCGAGCTTAGACGATCCTACGATCCGCCGTTGCATTTCGTTCGCTCAACTGTGGGGTTATGACGGTCTAGTGATCGTCAATCTTCACGCTTTCCGATCCAGTGAGCCCAAGGATTTGCGGCTAGCCGTTGACAGCATCGGACCGCTGAACCGGTTCTTCGTCGGCATAGCAGTCAACGAAGCGGAATTAATCATCTGCGCATGGGGCAATCACGGCGCCTATCAAGCGCAAGATGCTGAAATGTTGACATGGCTTCGTCGCTTCAAGTTGAGCGCGCTTCGCATTTCTCGGGACGGATTTCCCGGTCATCCGCTCTATATCGAGCGCGACGCAAAAATTCTTCAATTTCCCTCTTGACGCGTCGACCGTGTCGGGCGTATATATCCGTTATCAACGACGGAGAACGACATGACCGACACCTTGAACATTGAATGCACCATCGCAGGCGAGCAGTATAAGGTTTACGGCTTTGTGATGAACGGTCGTGTCGATTTCTTTTATTCGGTGCATCGGATCAATACCGGTTGGGCACACTTGAACAAGCGCGTTCATCATCACAAAATCACCCGTATTCGCGCCAAGCTCGCGACCAAAATCAACGCGTTTATCGACGCCAACCAACCGAAGGGGAATTGAAAATGGCCGCAATGTACCGGGTCACTTTCTGTCACAAGCCGACCGGCAATCTGCAAGATATTTACCTATCGAGCGCTGACGCCAAGACGACTAAAACGGTCGACTTAAGGACGGCAAATCGGAAAGCTATCGCCAAAGCAAAGAAGCAAGCGCCGAAGAAACTCCGGTCATTCATCAAGTTGACCGATTACGTCGTTACCAACGTTCTTTGTGTGGGGTGAGGAATCATGGGACGCAATATCAGATCACTCACCGTGGCGACCGTTGCACCCGCCGATGCGCCTATGGCGCCACACCGCTATCAATACGAAGTGACGTTGCGCCCGGATGGTCAACCGGCCAAAGACCTTGATCTTTGCGACACGTTCGCGGAAAGGAAGGCGAACTATCCATATGTTACCGGTGAATTCGTTTGGATTGATCGCAACGGTGAAGCCGTCCGAGCGCACATTTTACATGTCGCTTATAACTTCAATTATCCAGGCGAGCGACGCGAATATTACACTGTTCAACATGAGACCAAAACGGGCGAATGGTCAAAGAACTGGATCAGAGTTTATCCGGGCGACATCCAGCGAGGTTATCAACGCGCCGGACTTGCTTCCGACGTTGATCGTTGGGCACCGCTAAAAACCCCTTGACGATCCATCACGTCGGGCGTTATATGTCAGTGATCGAAAGGGAGTTACCGAAATGATTAAACAGGATTGGATGATCATCGTAGCGGGTGAAGCACTTGTTGACGAACTTAGCGCCGAACAGAAACGCGTTGTTCCCTTCACCGGTTTTGGTTACGACAGCACTACCCTATGCGCGCATCAACGCGACGTTGCACAACGCGGCGTGATCGGCGTTGAAATCGTTCAATCTAATTACGGTTATTCTGTTCGATATGATAGCGGATTGCAAAACTTCGGGCTTGTGCGTTCGGGAAAAGGCGTAACGCTCGAAAATGCCGAAACGTTCTGCCGCGAATGGGTTGCGGCCGATCCCGCGCATCGTTACGCTTGGAGGCGAGCAAGATGAAAATGGATCATTGGAAGGAACCCAAGTTTCGCCGGTTCCTATTCGAATTCTTTGTGTTGCACGGTATCTGGATTTGCATCCGGTTACTGCGCAACGGGCCGGATCGGCGCAAAGCGTGCGACCGTGAAATTGCTGACTTCCGGTCAAACGCGTTGAATTGGCTGGATACGTTCGGCACACCGAGCGGCGAGCCCGAAAAACAAAAGGAATATCGCGAAAACGTTGAGTTTCCGCCGATCATTCGGAACGATTGACATGAAAGAACAATTCGAACGTCGCAACTTCCAAGGCAAGACGCTCAAAGTTATCGAGCGCGCCAACAGCATTATTGCTGAGTTTCAACGACAGAGGTTCAAGCTCACGGTGCGGCAACTCTTTTACCAGTTTGTCAGCAAAGATTGGTTGAAGAACACACCGCAGAACTACGAACGTCTCGGTTCAATCATTGACGACGCGCGTAAGGCGGGGTTGATCGATTGGGACGCGATAGAGGATCGCGGCCGGTTCCTTCGCGCTCGCAACGTCTATGAGGATCAACCCGACTTCATAAATCGCTTGGTCACCTACGAATTCGCCAAATACATTTGGGGCGACCAGCCGGTTTATTGCGAAGTGTGGATCGAAAAAGACGCCTTGATTGGCGTGATTCAACGCGTTTGCTTCGAATACCGCGTCGCATATCTGGCGTGCAAAGGATACGCTTCATCGTCGGCAAAGTACGACGGCGCGCAACGGTTCAAGGAAAAGTTGAGAGAAGGCAAACGCTGTATTCTGTTCCACCTTGGCGACCATGATCCGTCCGGAATACAAATGACTGACGACAACGGTGATGCGCTCGCAACATACACGCGCGGGCTTGACGTTGAAGTGGTTCGGCTCGGATTGAACCTTGATCAAGTACGGGAATATGATCCGCCGCCGAATACCGCCAAGGAAAGCGATAGTCGGTTTGCCGGGTATGTCGAGCAATTCGGCTTCGAAGATTGTTGGGAGCTTGACGCGCTCCGGCCGCAGGTCATTGAACAACTGATCCGTGACGCCATCGAAGGTATCTTAGATCACAACGCTTGGAACGCTGCGAAGGAACGCGAGGAAAAGGCACGTCAGCCGCTACGCCTCATATCCGAGCATTGGCCGGAAGTCGTGCGGTTCATCCGGTTCAAGGATACAGATACCGGTTACGTTGACGGCGGTGAAATCAACGTAAACGACATGTTGGCCGATCTTGAAGCGGGCGCCCCGGAACCCGATCCGGATAGTGGCTTAGACACCGTCTTGCCGGAATAAATGAAACGCCCCGGTGTTGAGCCGGGGCGTTAGCATTGGTCCTAGGGAAGGATTTCGATGCGACAGAACCCAAAATCAGGCTCCGAACTGTTGACCTCCAAAGTCAGTCATTCTTGTCACGTCGTTGCGTGACCGATAAACGCGCCCCATGCTTTTCGTAGGTCCCAAGGGTTACCGGTCCGAACCGGCCGCGTCCTCAACCAGTTTTGCCCCTTCCACAAGGGGAAAGGGTCCGACTATCTAAGCCCCGTCCGGCTTCCCTGTCAAGCGCTCTAGCAACGTGCGTCCCTTGGCAATTGCCTTCGACTTGATGACACTCGCGGCAGTCACGCGAGCCGATACACGGTCCGCGATTTGGACGCCGAAGAACGAAAGTAAAATCGCGCCTTCCCATTCATCGAACGGCGCCGGGAACTTCGCGATCCGTAAACCGAGCGCGAAACACGTATCGAGCCCGACAAGCAAAAGATGAAGGGTAAATGTTCCGGCGATCAACGCGGTGATCAACCGCATTTCCCAATGCCCGGCCGTCGCCAAACGAATTTCCTTGGCGGTCGCGCGAACGTCGGCGCGTTCCTCCGCTGCCCGACGTTCAGCATCGTTCATTGCGGCCATCTTGGCGCGTTCGTGTTCCTGCCACGCGCCTAGAACCTTATCGGCCAAGCCGCCTGTTAACAGATTGCCGAGCCAACCAAGAAACCCCATCATTGACCGCCGTGTTCAGCGGGTTCGGTAGCGTTGACCGATTTTGCTTCGGCAACTTCCACCTTGTTGCCGATCATCGCGGTTGATCGCATCTTCAAAATCATACCGTTGATTTGGACGGCAAGATTAAGAACCACGACGGCGGCCAACATTCGACCGGGCGACAGGTTAAGCGTCGGCAACAGCGGTAAAACGTTGGGCGCCAATACCGCGACAAGCGCGATCACCGTTGTCACGGCGCCGACAATGTAGTTCCAAATCTCTTTGGAGCGCCACCAACGTTTGACCGTGATCCCGCCAATCGTAATGGTGGAAACATCAACGGTATCTGACTTAGCCATTTTTCTTCCCCCGCCCAAATAGCGACGCAAGGAACGCTATCAGCGCTGCTAGAAGCCCGGCAAGTCCTGTCGGGGCGGATGCACCGGGAAGTGGCGCCGGGACCGGTGCGGGCGCCTCCACAGTCGGTTGTGGGGCTGCGGGAGCGGCATTAAGCGCGGCGAGTGTCTTTTCCCCTACAACGCCGTCCGCAATGAGCCCTGCGGCTTTCTGAAACTCAACGACGGCAAGTTCCGTCCCGTCGCCGAACTTCCCATCAAGCAAGCCGCCGACGTAGAACCCATGCGCTTGCAACTGTTGTTGCACCAAGAGAACATATTGACCCTTCGAACCATTACGAAGCCAAGTTGAATTTTCCATCGGAACAACCTGCGAAGTTGGTGAGTGAAGAAAGTTCATCGCACGTTCGGTGAACTTCTGACGATCCGCCAATCCCAACGATCCGCCTTGGATTGCTTTTGTCAACCCCGGAAGGTTGTCGTTTATGACATACGCGGCGCATTTGTGGTCTTGCCAGTAGACGCAAAACGCTTCCAACGCGGTTGGGAATTTGCGGAGATAATCGGGGTGTTCGGCATACATCAAACCGACCGCCCGATAATTGTCGTAGAACGTCGTCTGTCCAAGCCCCGAGCCTCGATAGCGCCAACCGTCGCCGGGTTGCACATTCCCAAATCGCCCGCCGTACACTTTGTTCGCGAGTGCCTCCGGGTTGCGAACAAATGGTTGTGCCGCTGCGTCGCTCGGAAACCGCGCGGGCCATATCCGCCGCAGTCGAGCGGTCGACGTGTAATATAGGTTTTCTTCCAACCGGTTGAAACCCTGTGTCTCACACGCCGATTGTCCGAAGAACCAAGCGACTTCTTTGGGATCGGTGATCCCGTATTTCGTCAAGATCGATTGGTTATCGACAATGGCGCTAACGATGGCTCCGGATGCGCCCGGCGCGATGGCGAACAAGAATTGCGGAGTGATTTTCATGATAGGTTTAACTCCAATATTTATCGTCGGTGTAATCCAACGGAATTGGATCAAGCTTCTCGATTTCGTTGGATCGGGAACGCAAGTGTTTAATTTCCGCCCATTGCGCCATAAGCGAAGTGTTCATTTGCTGCAACTCAGTCGGCCAACCTTTCGGATCGGCGCCATATAGCTGCATCGCTTCCGCATTCATCGCGAGAGCATTGCGTTGCTTGTAATCAGGCATGATCAATTCAATTCGTCGCCCGGCTTCCGCTTTAACTTGTTCGAATTTAATTGAGTGCGGAGCGCCGTCGATGGCCTGCTGTGCGAGGATCGCCGCCTCTTCCTCCGGAGTGGCATCGCGTTCGTCCAGCTTACCAGTCATCGCATCAAATCTAGTGATCCTCATCCGCGTAATCCCTCGATCTGATAGAAGCCGGTGATGTTCCCGCTACCGGGAATGAACCGCAGCGCGTCTTGCGCCGCAGCTGTCTGATGGTGGACCGAGAGAATGCCACGATAGCGGTTACCATCAGATGATTTACCGTTCATATGCACTCTTATGATTGTCTCTGTGGCTTTGTTAAACTGGTGTATATCAATCTCAAACGTCCAGCCATCCGTATTGGATAAGTTACCCAAATAGAGCAGAACAGCATCATCCCCGCCACTATTAGCCCCCGTTGGCGTAGCAGCATTGCTAGCTTGATAGTCAACCAGCCGATTGTAGTTTGCACCAGCATCGTAAGTCGTGCCGATACCAACTCGCATCTTCAAAGAGACGCTGTTCGTGGCGGGTATAATGTAACCCTGTACGCGCAGGATACGAAACGCACTCAGTCCAGTGAAGTCATGCTGCGCGGCAGCGGACACGGCACCATTAAAAATGGTTTCCCAAGTAGTTTCATATTCAAGTGCTGTTGCACCCGAATTGACACGTAGTTTTTGGCCGGCCGTGCCAATTGCTAAACGATCCCATTCCGTTGATCCACGAACAAGAATATCACCTGTAGCTTGCGAGGCGGGCGACGGAACACGTTTTCCTTCAACAGCCATGAAACCAGCCGCACCGCGTGATAATGTCGTGTCCGACGCTGCGCCAAGTTCAACCGTTGCGAACTGTGGGTTAGAAGAAGTACCTAATCCTACGTCCGACGCAGTCAAAGCAAGGATCGTTTTGACGTTCGCCGCCGACAAATCTTCCGGATCGCCGGTACCCGCAGTGAGACGGCCTTTAATTGTGTTGACCGCCATATTCGCGAGCTTGGCATTCGTGACAACATCGTTGTCGATTGCCCAAGCCAAACCTGAGCCCGAAACGGTAATGTCGCCTTTGTCACCGTCCGCAACGCCCGATGCGACGGCACCAGCAATGGCGTCGTTAACCCATTCCGTTGTGGCAATCTTAGTCGTATCGTCTGAACCCGAAGGCGTCGGCGCGGTTGGTGTACCGGTGAACGCGGGCGATGCGAGATTGGCTTTCAAATCGAGCGCGGTTTGTTGCGCCGTGGATACGGGCTTGTCTACATCGGACGTATTATCGACGTTACCGAGCCCAACATCGCCTTTGACAAGCGCAAGGATCGTCTTGACGTTTGCCGCCGACAAATCTTCCGGATCACCAGTTGACCCGGTGACGCGACCTTTAATCGTATTTGCCGCCATGTTGGCGAGCTTGGCGTTCGTGATCGCATCATCGGCAATGCCCGCCGTTGCAACCGTACCAAAACCAAGCGACGTTCCCGAACGTCTGAGAACTTCACCGTCGTTGGCCGCTGCAATGTCGGCAACATCGGCAGTCGCATTGCCGGTCACACCAACGACCGATAAAGCCGCGCCTTGCCGGAATTTTGCGTTGGTAACCGCGTTGGCAGCAATACCAGCCGTTGCGACCGTACCAAAGCCAAGTGCCGTTCCCGAACGACGAAGAACCTCACCGTCGTTGGCCGCCGCAATGTCGGCGGGAACACCACTCGAATTAGCAGACCGACCGATCACCGACAACGCGGCACTATCACGAAGCTTGGCGCTTGTTATAGCCGCGTCGGCTATACCCGCCGTTGCGACCGTACCGAAACCAAGCGACGTTCCCGAACGACGAAGAACCTCACCATCATTCGACGCTGCGATATCGGCAACATCACCCGTCGAATTGGCGGATCGCCCGATAACAGTTAATGCCGTGCCTTGCCGCAACTTCGCATCGGTGACAGCATTCGCAGCAATGCCCGCCGTCGCAACCGTACCGAAACCAAGCGACGTTCCCGAACGTCTGAGAACTTCGCCATCATTAGACGCGGCGATATCCGCAACGTTGCCTGTCGAATTCGATGCGCGCCCGATCACGGTCAAAGCCGCGCCTTGCCGCAACTTGGCATCCGTCACGGAATTGTCGGCAAGCGACGCAGTCGGGAATGTTCCATCGGCCAACGCGTAAAGCGAAATCCAAGCGGTGTTTCCGCTGTTCCGCATTTTCATGTAGCCGGAAGTCGTATCCGCCCAAAACATGAAAGCGAACGTGACGGAAGGCGCGGACGTGCCAGAATTATTCGATGCGATGGCGCCTAGGACAGCGTTGATATCCGCGCGAACGGTTGACCCGCTGCCGTTCGCGATATCATAGTCATGTTGCGCCATTTATTCCCAACCTTGCGTCAAATCGAGCGACGCCAATTTTTCTGGCGTATCGGCGGACAAGATCACGTCGGACCACTCGAATTCTTTGTTGAACGCACGTTGATGCTTTTCGCGGATAAGACGGATCAACGCTATCACGTCGTCACGATTGAATGAGACAAACGCACCCGGCCCGACACGCCAACGCGTACGCCATTCTTTGTCAGTGTCACGGCTTTCGATTTCCGCTGCAACCAACGCGGTCAAACTGTTCATCGAACTATCAACTTTAACGCCGCGTAGTTCGACACCGCCGTTTTGAGACGCTTGTCTCAAATATTGAATTTTAAGATAGGCTTGTGTGCGCTGTTCTTCGAATGTTAAAACCGATTGTTCCGGTTCGGGGATCGGCTCGGGTTCGGGCGGCTCGATTATCTCGAATTTGCCGCGCCCTTCTTTGACGATCCGTTCAACAAAGTAATGTGCGGTTGGAGCCGGAACGCCAACCGTCTTAGTGTGATCCTTCAATTCTTGCTGGAACGTGGCGATGGCTTCACGCAATGCAGCTTCACCGCCGATCACGTCCAATTCTTCCCGGTGAATTTGAAACTTAGTGACCATTTCAAACTCCCGCGTACACGACGTAATTAACGATGATTGTCGGTTGCGTATTCGTATGAGCGCCATCACCGCCCGCATTCGACACGCTCACACCGCGCGTGCCCGAACCGAACACACTATCGCCCGTTGAAAAATCGGTTTCCGGTGAACCCGAATGATTGGCACCATATCGACTGTTCGCGCTCATGGATGCACTATGCGCGTGCGCCGGTATCATTGATAATGTGAGTGTGACGGTTTGCGCGCCGCCCGCCGCGCCCAACGTGGCGCCATTGATACCCGCCCCGCCCGTCGTCAAACGGTTCGCAGCGGAGCCGCCCATATCGTCGCGACCAGCACCAACACGACCACGCTTGTCGATCACCCCAAACGTTGTTGACCCATCACCCGCGCCGTACGTTGTGCCTGTTGCGGCGAATAATGCTGCATACGTTGTGCGATCAAGATTTTGACCATTTGCCCAAACACATTTATCAGGCAATGTTGTGCCAGAATATTCGATAATCTCGCCAACGAAATGTCCATTGACTAGAACACCATCGACTTGGAAACCGCCTGATCCCGGAACTACATTGAGCCCGCCCGATCCCGTTTGCGTTACGGTAGCGGCACCATTCGCGCCAGTCGCGCGAGCGATACGCAAACGATAATCTTCCGATCCCGCTGCGTCCGGATGGAAATCGATATTCGATCCGACTTCCATTCCACCGCCCGTAGCAATACGGGGAATACGCGCGGTCGTTCCAAACCAATCACCCGATACCGCCACAGCCAATGCGGCGTCATCAAGGGTAAATGACGAACCAACGATTGACGCGATGGTGATCCAACCCGAATTTGCCGGGTTGCGCATCTTAAGCAATGAATTTGTGGTGTCCGCCCAAAACATAAAAGCGAACGTGACGGACGGCGCGGACGCTCCGCTATTCTGCGACGCCATCGCTTCGGCGAGCGCGTTGATATCGGCGCGTACGGTCGCGCCCGGCGCATTAGCGATGTTGTAATCATGTTGCGACATTGTCGCCCGCCCCTATCAGCGCGGACGCGCTGCAAATTCTTCGTCTCGACGCCGTAGCTCTTGGTTATACCACGCCAACCATTCCTTACATTCGAACGGCGCTGCGTCCCCCATCGCTTCGATTATTTTGGCGATGATCATTTCTGTCGAATACGGCTGACGCGTACCGACCTTTCCGAACCCATGACCAAGCGGAATGAACGTGCCTTGGGCTTCGTCCCATTTGTAGCGGCCATCGGTCGGAAGATCACCCGGTTCGACGCCGGGTTCATCGTCTGCCACTTGCTTGGTGCCAACTAGGCGTTTGTTCGTATCCAGTACCGCGACGATTTTCGTCATTAGACGACTTCCTCCGCATCAACGCCTAGTTCGGTCACTGCTATATTAAAATCATGATTGTAGGAAGTAAGAACCGCCTTAAACTTACAACCTCTTGCGTGCACTTCCATGCTATCGAAACGTTGCCACGCACCCCACGTCGGCGATCCGGACGGATCATCGTCGGTCAATGCCACGTAAACGATGCAATCGGCTTCGGCAGTGTTCTCACCATCGAAATCGGCGCGCGTATCGATATCTTCGGACCAACTATCAATTAGATCGTTGACACCAAAAACACCGGCAAGAATGCGTAAAGTAATACGCATTTTACTCACCACACCGAAGTCAAAACCAAACTCGAATTCGTATTCACCAACAGTGATTTCCGAGGTTCCACCGAACGCGTCAATATCCGCTTCGGCATCAATATCAGGAATGTCATCCCATTGACCGGCACCGCCAATCTTCAACGCAATTCCGTCAACTGTCGTATTTGTTTTGACACCACCAAATGACGGAGCTTCATCGATACTGTCGACAGGCGCATAAGTGAGAACGCTAGCTTGCGCCGCGTCGACCATGACAACGTCGGATTGGTTACCAGCGTCGTCAAACACCTTGCACATATAAGTGCCGGGGCGAAGCGGTAACGTTGCGAACAATGACTTCGCTTGCGCCGCTTGACCGATGGAAGTTGAATTCGACCAACTAGGCGTCGGATCGGCGGAATGTCTAAAACGTACCTCACCGCCGAAAATTACGTCTAGTTCGCGCGGCGCATCCCAACGCAGGAACGCTTGGCCGCCGAATGTTGAGATAGTGAGATTGACCAGCGGGTCTGGATTGGTCGATTTACCAACGACACGATGGTTGCTTATGTAAGACCAATCACCGGGCAAACGACCGGGTACGATCCAACGCAAGCGAACATCGAAATATTCACCCGTCCGAACGTCGCCAATCATAGCTTCATTACCGATGAAGCTATCGACTTGCGCCGCGCTATAAGGCTCACCTGTTGTTGACGGACGAATTTGAATATCGAGTGTGCCATCCTGATCGGTGAGCGGTTGGACCTTTACCGCAATATGCACCGAGAGACTTTCACCCGAACCGACTGTCAGAACGCTTTCATCGGACCGCACGCTTTCAACAACCACGTCGGGAACCGATGCAATCGGTGTGAGCTTGCTATCAAACGCGGGGATCGGGCTTGCGTCAATGTTATAAACAACCTCACGATACGGAACAGCGGTGATTGTCGCGTCATACAGATCACCAACCGGATCAATATCAATGATCAAAGCGTCATCGGTTTCGCTACCGAGCACGCCGAAACCGAAAAGATCACCGGCCGATGGTGCATCGATGGCCGGAATAGGTGAGGCAAATTCGATGTTCGTTTGAACCCCTTCGTTCGTCACGATCTGAGCGGTTACCGCGACGTTCGCAACGGTCCGAATAGATACACCGTAATTAACCGAAGCTTCCATCGGCAAAGGTGTATCGACAACAGCACTAATAGCGTTGCCATCAATATCAAGTTCAACTGATTTGAAACGTCCGCCCGGCCCGATGCCAATCATAATCACGTCATGCGTGAGTTTGATCACGTCGCCGCGCTTATAAACAAAACGTTCCATGTCTTGGACGAACGTAAATTGTTCCGGGCGATGCACCGCTACTGCCGCCGCAAAGCGCGCGTGCTTGGTGATTAATGCCGGGCTTGTCACACCGGGATAATTAGCCGTTTCAAATTTTGTCGCGGTTTCTTCGTTGTATCCATCGAGATACACGCGAAGTTCATCAGTGCGATAATCTTGTTCCTCATTTTGAAATGTAATGCGGATCGCGTGCGGCTTATCGAGGAACGCTTTGTTCGCCGTGAACCCACGCGAATTGCGTGGTGTGACATGTGAGACCGGCGACTTAGGTTCATCAATAACAACGGACCATTTGCCATCGATGTTGGTTTGTGCGGCCCGACCGGCCGAAGCGATATCACCGAGCAAATCAGGAAATGATGATCTGAAATCGCGAAACTGATTAAACTCAAAACCATGATCGTTACAAAATTCGGCCCAATACGACAACATCGTTAAATCAAGCGCCGCGTCGGGATAAGGAACCTGCAACGAATAGCTTTGATAAGCGTAGCGATACAAGCTCGCGGGATTACTCGTCGCGCGCATGATCCATGACGTTGTGTCAATATCCCAATCGAGGCAAACGCGTTGACCAATGATGCTGAAATCATCGATCACACCGTTTAGTTGATCTGTCGCTTTGATCCGAAGTGCGATCAAAGCGACCGGAACAGGCGAACGAACCGGGCTTTCGTTAGTAATAGCTCGCAACGCGGACCAAACAAGAGCGTCGCGAATATTCTCGTCACTCGTGTCAGTTGTCAGGCGACGAATGCGAATGTCGTATTGACCGCGACCCTCAGACGGAGCGAAGGTGAAACCATGACGGATGGCGTTGGTGCGCCGTTGCGTGAACGATACCTGACTAAACGTTAACCCATCGGTATCCGTCCAAGACGATGGAAAAGTCTTGGTGCCATTATCCGGAATTGGTTGCCAATCATTGGCACCTGAAACGCTATATTCAAATTCAGCAACAACCGTTCTATTGGAGCGCGTTCCATCCGGCGCGATTGTAACAAGCCCTTCGGCAAACAGCACGTCGACGCTTATCCGATCCGCGTTCGGTCCGGACGTGCGCGTTGTGTAGCCGTCCGCCTCATTTAAACGGATTTGGAAATTGTCTTGCTGAACCGTATCGGGGAAAATCGAAATCGGATCGTCGGTATCGTACCCTTCGCGAAACTCGATTTCATAATCGCTGAAAGACGACAACAAGCTTTCAGCGATCTTTGCCGACGCTTCGTCAAATTCTATCGGGCCAACACCGCAATGAAGTAGCAAATTCAAATATTGATCGTCACCGACAATATCAGTGTATGGTGCAGCCGCGAGTTTAGGCACAATACGCATCCGCCCGAACAAGTCACCAACGACACCGAAGGGATCGGAAACGTTGCGAGCGTTCTCGATAAACGTCGTAGTGCCGTCACTTGTCTGCGATGCACCGTTAGACGTTGGCGCCGAGTTGCGAGGCGGGATTAGGGCGTTGACAAGCAACATGCCGCCAAGCCCGATAACCGCCTGCCCCGCTGCCGCGCCGAACGCCCCTGTAAGCCCCACGGCTCCCGCTAGAGGCCCGCCAAAAGCGAGCGCTGCCGCCGCCACGGCAATCAACAGAACGTTGCGCGCGATATCCTTACCGCCGCCATCACCGCCCCTTGGCGGCACATAGGCGCGGATCGTGATTAGGGTTCCGGCCTTGGGGCGTACGACCGCCCATTTCGAGCGCGGAACATACCAATCATTGATGTAGATATGAGCCGCCCGACGCAACACCGGATCGGGTTGGACGTACTCGAAAATATGTTCAATTGTTTGATCGGGCGTTACCGTATAATCAACGGTCCGGACGCTAAGCGGATTGGTTGCCGCAACAACTCTAGCAACGGCTTTTGTGTCTAAAGTATCCAGCATGACGCTTTGCCCAACCTATCGTGTCCAAACGCTCGCATACCGTACCAATCCCGCGTCGACTGTGTATCATTTGACCGCGATCAATCACCAACGCCACATGTGATTGAAACCGGCTAACGCTAAACAACGACACGTCACCAACCATCGGCTTAGTGGTTTCGATCCACTGTTGTTTTTCCGTGTCAACAACCGCGTTCAATTCAGCGAATGAGACACCCGGAACATAATCGTCGGACAACGTTGAAATCGTGGCGTCGAATAACTCACGATACGCGACAAACACCAAACCCCAACAATCCCAACCATCCCAATCGCGACCGCATTCGAGGAACGGAACATCGATAGCTTTCGCGATGAATTCCTTTAACTGCAACTTAGAACAAGCCGGGATATTCGGACGGGGTAAATGACCGTTGCGGATATTGTTCGCGCATCATGTCATCAACGCTCAATTCGCCGCTAACAGTCATCGTGTCGTATTTGGCATTGCGTAGGGTAAAAACGGGATACTCTTGTTCGACCGCGTCAAGATCATCGATCCGAATGACGCTGATCGCAACCGTTGGGGGTGAAGTCAATTGCCGGATCACTTGCCCGATTTCACGCGACACATTCGCAATCGTCAATGTCGCTGATAGAGACGCTTTGTCACGATCTTTTGGCAACATCACCTTGAATGGATACGCTATGTAAAGCTCACCATTTGACGTAACGTTTTCAGTGTTATTGACGAACCGAAGCGGATCGGCCAAATCGGCATGATCGATAACCAGCAATTCAAGAAAGCCGCCACCTTCTTGTGCAAAGACTTGGGCACGCGCGGTATCGGAAATCGTCACGGCAACACTTCCAAATCAAGCGTTGCGGACCAACGTCGATTATCACCCGCGCCACTCACTGTGAACGTTGGCCCTTCCTCACTGCGGAACCGAAATGAGACGGTTGTATCATCCTTGGGATCAACCCAATTGAACGACAGCGTTCCTTCTACAAGATCGTCAACATAGAACGCATCGAAGATTGCACGTTCGGCGTGCGTCATGACAACCGGGATCGATACGTTGCGGATTGATGTTGTATACCGACGCCGCACGATGGCCGGTCCAACTTCCACGTCCGAACGTATTTTCGCACCGACGCGTTGATCGGTCGCGCCGGTGAGTTTCAAGACATTCGCAAGATCGCTCGGCCAATCGACCATTTATCGCGCTTTCGTGGCGTTCTTAGAGCCAAAAGCGCGTTGGTGCGCTTTGTTCGTTTGGGATGTTGTATCACCGATCAATCGCGCGTTGATACGATCAATCGTCACTATCAAAGAACCGTCGTCACCAACCGCTGTTGATGCGTCAACCTGATCGGACACGTTGTTGTTGATGATCGGCTGAACATATACAACGTTCACATGATCGTTTGCGACGTTGACCACACCTAGCGAGCCATCGCCCGCGCGACGCAGCGGCATGATTGCTTCCGGCCCGCTTTCGGCCATCTTGCTCAAACCGCCACCATTGAGAAGCATAGTCGGCGAAGTCATGACGGTTCCGGCCGCGTGACCCGGCAAGCCGAACATTCCATTCCCGCTGAAACCATAGGTCGCGGCACCGGTCAAACCCTTACCAACGCCAAGCCCGCCACCGAACAATGATCCGATGATCCCGTTGAGCGCGTTGTCTAGCACCATGTCCATAAGCTTATCGGCAAGATTACCAAGCGCATTGGTCAACGCGTCGATTGCGCTTTTACCGTGCATGATATCGCTGAAAAATGATTTGAACGCTTGGCCCGCTGTGTCCATGACGGATTGACGAAGATCATCGATCTTTTCTTGCGTAGCTTCGGCCGCGTCACGAATGGCTTTCAAACCATCTTTCACAGCTTTGCCCGATCCGGACGCAACGCCGTCAAGCGCGGTTCCGAGGTTACCGGTCGCAACGGTCGTGACTGTCGTTGCGGTTGACAGTTGACCATAAGCATCCGTCAACTGTTTGACGTAATCGGTTGTTTGGATCGCTGCGACCGCTGCGTCACGTTGGGCCGCTGCCGATGCAACCGCCGCCGCTTGTGCGTTTTCGAGCAACGGGATTTGACCCGACTTAGGATCGATGAAACCGATACCCGCCGCGATCCCTGCGGTCATGGGATTGACTTTGACTTGTGCGATCAAAAAATTCAATCCGTCAATCGCACCTTTCACCATCGCGTTAACGCCAGTGATAACGAGATTGACCGCGCCAATCACCGCCGCACCGATGATGTTCGGAAAGTTGTTGAATACAAATTTGATATCCTCGAACGCGGTCATGAATGACCGAATGAGGAAGTTTCCAGCGCTCTTAACTATAGCCTCCAAGTCGACACCAAACACATTCTTGATATCGTCTCGAAACGCCCAAATTAGTGTGATAATACCGGTGATTGCTACGGCAAGAGCGAGCAAGGGATTTGCCATGATCGCAGCGGTTAGAGCGACAACACCCGCGACCGCGCCATCAAATAGCGCCGTCGCCAAACCCCAAACACCCGCTATGATCGCCGGTCCGAAAGCGACGGCAAGCGCCGGGCCAACGACGCTGATTAAATCCCCCAACACACCGACGTGTTGAACAACAAAAGCGATGCCTTGTGCAAGCCCGAGAAAAATGGCACCCAAGGTTGGCGCGATGAACGCGATGAATTGATTGAATGCACCTTGGATCGAATATCCAAGTCGACTGAAATTGTCATTCATATCTTCGATCTGCAATCCCTGAATATCAGTGATCGCCAAACCGAATTGTTTCACGTCGGACGCTGCTTTGCGAATTTGGTCCCCGCCTTCGCCAAGCAATCCAATCAACATTCCGCCGCGATCCCCTAATGCGGCGAGGGTCGCAGTTACATCGGACGTTGAGAAATTCAATTCCTTCATTCGATCTGCGATCAAAGCAAATCGTTCATCAATGGGAAGCGCGGCGAGTTCCTTCGCGGAAACACCGAGACGCTTGAACACCCCTTCATTGCCTTTACCGGCCGCGATAGCCGCACCTAGGACGCGATTGTTACGACGCGTTGCCATCGCAAGAGCGTCAACCGACACGCCCGCTAAATCGCCCGCAACCGACAACGCTTGCATCTGTTCAACAGTTGATCCAACAGCACGCGCCGCTTTCGATACATCATCGAGCGCGTGAGCCGTACCAACAATTTTTTGGATCAATGCTTGCGCGGTGAATGCGGCGGCAAACCCCGCCGCGATCTGCCCAAGCGTCGACGTAAGAGCGCGACCAACGCCCGACGTGAACCCTTGTAAGGTACGCATGAATTTGGAAACGTAGCCGCTTCCGCGATCCATCGTCCTATTGAGTTTTTCGGTTTCGGTTTCCGCCGCTTTCGTCGCCGGAACCAACTCCCGAAGTGCAGTCTTGGCACCCTTCAATTCAGCGGTGTCAGCAATGAAACCAATTTCAGCAATATCGGTCATTTGCGCCCTTTGCTCGACAATCCCGCTCGACGCTTTTCGGCTTCTTCGGTTGCCACCGCGCTAGCGTATTCGAGTTCACCCGCCATTGCCTCGCAATACGCCATATCCATTGATTTGAGAATGGCAAACTCGTGCGGATAAACAATGGTTTTCATCGCGTCTCGCCACGCGATGAAGTCTTGCCAAGTAATGCGATTGACGCGACCATCACCAATACGGTTCACACCGTTTGATATATCATCGAACCAATCGAGCAAATATTGACCACCGCCCGGAACGTCCCATTCGGGAACTTCCGCGCCGAAACGTTCATTGCGTTCGGCGCGGGTTTCGCCGTCTTTGCCGGGCGTTAGATACCGCGCCCGGCAAAACACCACATACGCTAGATCGGCAGTCAGGACCGAAAAAAATGCGATTGTTCCGCCAACGCATCATCGATCTGTGATCTGATCCAAGTGACCGCGACAATCTTCGCAACGTTGGCAGGCGTGAACCCAAGTTGTTCACCGCCAAACGAACCTTTCCTCCCGTCCGCGTCGGCGGTCCATTCCCAACCGACAATCGTTGACGAGATTAAACGTTCGGTATTTTCCTCAATTTCTTCGGCGGTGAGAACCTTGCCGCGTGCGCGTTTCTTCATCACTTGGTCTGTGACGTTGCGCTCAACAGCTTTGAATTTATCGTCATTGGTTCCGGCAAGCTCAATCGTCAAACCAATCAAGTTCCCCGTTCTAGGATGCTTGATCGGCAGTTTGAACGTTACCGGCACAACTTCCGAGATATCCATTTGACTTCCCTTTCATGAAAAAAAGGCGCGGGTTTCGCCGCGCCTTCCGGTCTAAACTTCGTCTTGCCGGACTATGCGGCTTCAACCACGACTTCGGCTTGTGTGCATCCGAGCTTGAAAACTTCCAAGTCGAAATCCTCGCTACGTCCCATTGGGCGCGTCGGACCGCCGACAACAGCACGATTATAGATGCGCGTCGGTGTCGTACCGCCCGAAGGCAAATCATTGCGCTCGACTTTGAACGCCATGACACCACTGTTGGACGGGGCGCCGAAAGTGCGCAAGATATCCTGCCCGGCGTCGGCGGCATTGCGGAGAACTTCAACCTCAGGATCACCCGCGTTGGTGTTCCCTTTGCCCTTCTGAATTACATCATCGGCCCAAGTGTCATATGACACGATATTGGTGTTTGCGCCGAGTTCACCGACGCTGCCGATCCCGCCGACTTCAACCCAAGTCAACGCAGCGAACCCCGTCGCGTCCAACGCCGTCGGTTGCGCTGTGGCGCAAACGTACAATTTCGATTTCTTGTTGGTTCCGGACATGTCGAGCGCCCCTTTTGGCTAGCCGAAGCATTGATAACGGATAGATACCGGAACAAATGTTTCGTGTCCATTGGTTGCCTCACTCAATACTGACGGTTTTTCCTGAATTTCAACAAGCGCGTTGCCTTCTCTGAACTGTCGACCCTTCCGAAAATACGTCGACAACGCACTACCGATAGTTGTCAATGGAATTGAACCCACGTCGGGCGCTCCGAACATATCGATTTGTAACACCCCTTGGAACAACGTTTCATCACCCCAAGCCAGATTATTGACGGGATTTCGGAAATGCGTCGCGCGAAGATATCGGCCATCGGACGGCGGATTAAAAACACGGTTCGGAACCTGCAACGGCAAATCCCCAACTTGAAACGCTGCCTCAATCGCTGCGTTCATCAAAGCTGTCTCGATATCGACTTCAATCATTTTCCGATCCGATCTGCCAACCGAGTTGCGACACTCGCAACGATCTGCGACCAACGTTGAACACCGAGACGCAAGAAAGCATCTTTCGCTTCACGAAACTTTGCGTAATTCGCCGTCCAACCGAAATAAAAACGCCCGCCCAAATCAAGGCGAGCAATCGTCAAGACGACATTGTTCGGAACTTCCGAACCGTCGTCATAATGCAAGGGTTCATCGCTTTCAGGACGCGACGGGCCGACAGGCATTCCAGTAAGCGACCCTTGACCACTCGCGCGCATGAAGCCGGTATCGATGCGCATCCTACCGCCTTTAGCCATCGGTTGCTGCACAACTTCGACAAGCTCTTGAAGCGATTGCTTCGCCACAGCATCCAATCGCTGTTCGGTTTCGGTAACAAATTCCTCAACCGATACTGTTGCCGATTTCTTAGCGCGGGGCATTATTCGACACCCGCCAAAAAATCGACACGATGACGAACCACACAGCGACAATTAATCACTTCTTCGGGCGGGGCACCTAGCGAGAAATCACCGGGGAACATCATCCGCGCACCGGACGGGGAAACGAACGGTTCATCCATCCCCACGGTTTGACCGTCCATCGCGGCGTGCGTATCGCGCGTGCGGTTATCGCCCGACGCATCCCATACCCGCACGACGGCAGACTGTTGGATCAAACCATCATCAACCGCTTGTTGGAAAGCTTCGTTCGCAGAATGGTTCATCGATTGCAACGCTTCGGTACGACCGATGTTCTCACCGCGCAATTGCAACAGACTGTCAGCATATCGACCGGTTAGACGCGTGATCGTATCAACATCAAGCGGAACCCCGGTATCAATCGACTTTTGAACGATGCTATCAAATCGTTTGTCACGTCGCGTTCGGCTGAACCAACTGTAAGCAGTTTCAGGATCGGCCAATTCACGACGGGCATTCGCAACCCAACTCGATTGATTACCGGTCAAACCAACAATGCCGCCCGTTCGCCGTTTTGTTATCGGATCAATCCGACCAACGATATCGAGCGCAACAACACGCGGATTTCGACCTTGTTGAACACCATAAGAAACGGTATTTTGAATTGCGATGCGTTGTTCATCACGGATCGCGCTCACAAGTTGTGAGGAATGGTCGCGCAACCATGCTTCGGCGCGACTATTGCGAACATCGAAACGAAACACCGCACGATTTGTGCCAAGACGCGGAAACGAATTGGCAGTCAAAACACCGCCCGTTTCAAACGCATTTTCAATCATCGCTGTGATCGGACGCATCGCGGCTTGCGAGAGCCCCAACGCTTCAAACGCGGCAGTTACGTCACCTAGCTCGATTGCTTTGATCACATTCGCAAGAATTGTCGTGTCGCGGATTTCCGCAATCGCCGACAGAAACGCGTTACGGATCGCCGGGGAAAAGCGATCCATTAAAGCGAGTAAACGTTTCTCGCGAGCGAGCGGGCGACGTGCCATATTACTTTCGAGCGATGAAAACCAACACGACAGGCGTTCCAGCGGCGGGAATTTTTACGATGTTGACCACGCGCAAAGGCTGACCATCGATTTCCAAGATATCGGCCATGCTAACCGATAGAGCCGCAGCGTTAACCGACGATGTAACTTGCTTGTCCGAACCAACAGCTAGGCCACGGTCAATATAGGTTTTCTCAACACCCTTCGCGACCGCACCGGGTAGAACCGTCGCGACTTCGGACGGGGTGCCGGGATTATAAACCGGACCGGTTCCCTTGGTGAGCTTGATAACCCGGATTACGCCTTGATTGAATTGCGCTAGGACGCCTGCGGCGATGCCCTGCATGTCATCATAGAAGCCCATCGGCGTTAACCCTTTTGAAACTGGTGCGAGGCTATAACGACCGCCTCACTCCCGCAAGAAAGGTTTTCCACAAATGACCGACGATCTTATTGAAAAAATGACCACGCTCATCATAACCGACACCGATATTGAAAGCGCTATTCGAACCCTGCTTTTATGCGGTTTTTCACCGTTGGTAATCGATGCACATTTTGACCTTGCGTTTGAACGCGCTCGAAAATTTCGCACAACATGGAACAAACCTATTGACCGCCGAATTTCCATCGTATAGATCACAAACTACGGAAACGTTCCGTAACGAAAGGAAAGTCAAGAATGCGCAGTCTAGTAACCTGTTACCTCGCTATGTCGAGCATCGCTTTTGCTGCGGCCGAAAAGGCTAGCGGCGCCGCCAAGGCTCCCAACGCGCCCACGCCGATCAACACGCCCGCCGCCAATGCTTCGGCTCCCAATGCTTCGGCTCCGGCCGCACCGACGAACACCGTTGTTACGAAAATCCGTGCCGACGTTCCGTTGCCGCCCAAGAAATCAGGCGGTCGCGGCGGTCAGACGATCTACGATTTCGACAAGCTGGAAATCGGGCAGTCGTTCGGCGTCGTCGGCAAGACGATCAAGGGCATGGCGTCGACCGTTTCGAGCGCCAACAAGCGTTTCACCGAGGAAGTCAAGGATGCCGAGGGCAACGTCGTCATGATTGACGATCCCAAGAAGCCCGGCACCAAGAAGGCGGTCACCAAGCAGACCCGCAAGTTCATCTGTGGTACGGTCACGCCGACCGAAGATGATCCGGCGACCGTTCGTGTTTGGCGCGTTCCGCTCGATTACTAATCACCCCGCCAAGGGTGCGCCACGGGAGCCCCGGCCGCAATGCCGGGGTTTCTGTTTTGATTAGTGTCGAATAGACCGCAACGGATCGAACGGGTAAATAGGCGAATTTCCCGGCGTGCCGGAACCTAGCATCGTTGCCCCGCTCAATGACCCGCCGCCGCCATTTATCAGGATCGGTGCTAAGATGCGATCCACAGCCGGGATTGAGACTTGATAGGCGCTTGCATCAGCAACGCCGCGATAGGTCACCGCAACCGCGCCTGAGACAGATACCGAGGCGATCTGCGACCCTTCGGTCACGTCGATTAGCAGCGATCCCGGTGAAACGACCTGTCGCAACGCTACTTCATACGTCGCATATTCGACTTCGACCGGCGTCACGTCACTAGCGATACTGTTGCCAGCACTATCGAACATGTTGACGCGAGGAAACTCACGCACTTGATCACGCGCACCGGTTTTCCAACCGGGGAATGATGTTCGATACTTTCCATCAATCCATTCGGACGCAATGACAAGCGCTGCTTGCTTCGTTGCGGTTTCCGCGTCCGCCCAAGCCGTGTTGCCACGTTCAGCATGATACGCGTCGGCGCCCGCAATGGAACCGTAAATTGGCGTTGTCATATCATCCCCTCGGAATGTCGGGGCGCCCGAAAGCGCCCCGGTCGACGCGGTTACGTCGTGACGGTGATTTCCGCCGCCGCCGCAAGTTCCGCCGTATCAAACGGCGTTTCGTTCAGCTTCTTTCCGTCCTTATCGGAAAGATAGAACTTGCCGTTTTCTTCGATGGTGTAGCGATCACCATCGGGCGCATTCTTACCACCCTTGCCGCCCTTGCCGCCCTTGCCGGTCGACGGCGGCGGATCATCGGCGATCTTCGGCGGAGTGTAATTCGCGGGAGTACGATGCGAATTCGGCGATAGCTCATCATGCTTCGGATCGAAATCCGCTTCGTTGATCCGAACTTCGCCAACACCCGGTCGATTGACGATCACGGTCGGAACCGCTTCGTCCGAAAACAATGTCTTATAGTCCATCGCAGCTTTCCTTTCCGATGGTTAAGCCGTCCGAGCGAGCAAGCCCAAGACGTAGTTATTGATCGCTCCGGCGCTATTGGCAATCCGCAAAATGTCAGCGGTCGCAGCGGTGATGGTGCCGAGCCCGGAAGCATGGGGCGACGCAAGCAATAGGAAGCCGCCCGGCTTGATGGGACCGATCTTCGGCGTCGTGCCCGACAGGAACCCGAGGAACGGATTTGAGCCGCCGCCAATGGTCAAATCCGTCGTGTTGACGGTGTCCGTATCGAGACGCGGCCGGTTGAACACCAGCAAGGCAACCAATTCAGCCGCTGTGATCGTTGCACCGAACGCATCGGTCAACACGCCCGCTAGGTCAATATCGTCGTCGGTCGCGCTTGCGACCTGACGTTGTGCGAGATAGCCAAGATCGGCTTTACCGACCGTTGTCCCGACCTGTAGCGCTTGCATCAATTCGATTTCAGCGGCCCATTGGGGATTTTGCCCCATGACCGCCGTACCTTGCCCGGCCATCGCGAGCCGGAACGATAGAGACGATGAAAGAAGCGTCATTCTTAATCCCCGTTGTTAAAGACCGATTATCAGTCGAATGAGTTGAGCAAGTAACGCACGCGCCCAAAAAAACAGCGCGACCAACGTTCCGAACGTGACGACACCCGTTCCCAAAATCGCATAGAAGATATTACGCATGATTTTGACCGTTTCTAACAAAGGTGTCGCTTCGTTCTTAAACTCGACACTTGCGGCGATTAACGGCAGATGCGTTTCTCGGAAATCACTTTCGAAGCGATGAAAATTCTTTGCGACACCATTCGCCACGTCACGAACTTGGGCAATGGTCGCAGTGGTCACTTTTAATTCACCGCCCATTTCCCCAAGTGTTTTGGTTGTTTCTAATTGGACGCGAACCGCTTCGTCTAATTTGTCGTGAATTACTCTGCGACTGGCTTCCGCATGTCGTGTTTCAGCCGAGAGTGCACCGAGTTCACGCATTATATCGTTATTTGAAACAAGCTCAGTCATTATGTTTTAGCCTGATCAATGACGCGTTGCGCTTCTTCGTCTTTTTCCATTTGACGCCCGGCTTGCAAACCCGACGCGTGAGACGTATGAGCCGTTTCAATACCCGCTGCCGTCGCGTCCACGGTCGCACGCTCGGCAAGTTTCGTTTCGGCTTGCGCTAAATTGCGTTGCGCTTCGATGCGTTCCAACATTCCATCGGTTTTAATGTCTAACGCGGCTTGACCTTCAATTAACTTGTCTTGTCCTTTGCGAAGCTTACGACCGTTTAGAACATTCAAAATCATTGCAATCGCGGTGACGATAACACCTACCGGTGTCAGAACTTGCCCAATCGCGCTCAACAAAGAGATAATCGACGGAATGTTCATGCACAAAGCATAGGCAATGCTTCGGTCTATAAGTCAACAAAAAACGCCCCGAATTAACGGGACGTTTTACTCGCGTCGACCGTACGAATTACTTGTGATGTTTAGTCGGATGCGCAAACGCCGCAACCGCCGCGTTCGGATCATCATAGCGATCATCTGAAAGTGGTTCACCATGCGACGTAACAACGCCGTATTTGCCGCCCTTGAACCGCGCCGTGAAGATTTGACCGTTATCGATCAATTCTTCTTTCTTCGCAACCTTGGGATTTTCAGGGTTGGCTTTCGCCGCGTCACCAATAGCCGTCGCGGGAAGCTGGTTGTTCTCAGCCTCGCTAATCGCGTTGGTCGAACCATGCGCACCGCCCGTATTGCCGGGCAGATTACGGCTAGGCGGATTGCGAGCGACAGGAACCAAACCGGGCGCGTCCGCTAGTTCAGGATCACCCGCGACTGAATTCAACACGCTGTCAGCCGTGGTTCCGAGATACACAGCGGCAACGGCCGGAATACGCGAACCACGCGCCAAACGCATGAAAGAAGGATCGAAAGAGCTTTCGGCGATTGTCGCCGGTCCTTTTTCACCAACGATGGTGACTTCGTTACGTGACAACATTTGTTTCGCCTTTTTATTCGTTGAAGCGGGGGATTTGTTAAACGTCCGAAATCCATCAATGTTCCAAACGAACCGCTTGACATATCATCGCGTCGGGCATATCTTGGACGGGTCAACATGAAAGGGATTGACTATGTTCCTCAAACTTCACAAGCGAAACGGATACGGTTCCGAGAGTGCCAAGGGCACGCCTGTTTTGGTCGAAACGACGAATATAATTCGCGTAACTCCAATCAACACCGGCGGTTCGATTATCCTATGGATTGGCGACGAGACTTTGGAAGTTTACGAAAGTCTCGATACGATTTTTAACGCGTCCGGCGACGAACTCGAAAACCTCATTCAAGGTGAAATCGGATCGGTGAACCGCGATGGCTAAAGAACGCTTCAATATCACCTTGTTGTCGGCATTCAACAATCGTCGCAGCCTTGGCGAAGCAACCAAAGCGCCGACCGATCCGGACGATCCGGCGCCCGATCTAACCTTGATCGTCGCGGCGAACCTCGCTTACAATGAACACCCGCGCAAGTTGTGGCGTGAATACTCATACGAACAACAAGCGATGTATATCAGCAACGCAACGTTTTTGATCGTCAACATTCTGCGTTGGACGCGCGAATACGGTTACAACTGACCATGCGCGCGATCATCGAAGTCAAGACGTGGGACGGCAAAAACGATCAACGCGAAGTCACCGGCTTCAACGTCGCGGATTGTTTGAACAAGGTAGTTCCCGCGCTCGATACAATGTCGGATCATGTATCGATGGAATGGACCACCGTCCAAATTACCATCACACGACCGGTTCCATTCTCACGAAGCAAATGAAAAACGGGCGGTCATTGACCGCCCGTTCCGCCCCTAGTTGCGTTGACCGTGATTAGCCAAGCAACAGCGCGATATGCTCACGCTTCGTCGCTTCAACGCCCCAAGCCGCCGCGACTTCATACCGAACCTTGCGGTATCCGGCATAAACGCGAACTTCGAACACCAAGCCGGAGCGCGGATCGACAAGCATCATGCTGTCAATTGCCGCGTCACCACCGCTCGGAAGGGCGGGCGGGCGGATGGCGAGTTGCATCGCATTCGGAGTGAACGCAACGTTCGCGTCGTAGCTGTTACCAACGGTGATTGCCGTGGTTGACGCAGGGATCGCGACACGCAAACCGGGTTCGGCAATCACGATGTTGCCGCCGTTCGAAACATCGGCGTCACCAGTGACCACAACGTATTTATTGGTATCACCAGCGAATGTGATCACGTCGCCCGCAACAATCGTTCCCGTACCGGCCGATGCGAGCGCGATGGTCGTCGCACCAACAGCGAAACCAGCGTTTGTGGTCGTTGCCGACGCGCCGGTTCCCTTGGTATGGTGAACCGCCTGCGCGCTTTCCTTGATGTTGATACCGGAAAGGTTGATCAACGTGCCATCCGTCAAGGTCATTGACGTTCCGGCTTCGTTGGCTTTGGTCAACTGCGTCAGTGAACGCAGATTGGCGCCCATCGACGTATTGCCGACCAACTGCCGCCCCGTACCCGGAGCGCCGTTGTCATCAAGGATTTTGCGGACCTGTGCGGCGTCGCCAACGCCGGGTGTCGCGCCGAACGGTGCGGTTCCGGCGATACCATAGGCACGCGACGCGTTTGCCGCAGCTTCGACGGCCAAATCACTTTCGATTTCGTTGACGATCCCGCGCAACGCTTGGGCAAACATGTCCGCCTGAACGGACAATGCGCCGGGACCGTTGGCGTTCAGTCCCTTTTCTTCCTCGCCGACGAAACCGAATTCGTAAGCGCGCGACTTGCTGATGGTCATTGTCCCATAGTCAACCGTCTGATCGGTTGGTTCGGGGATCGCCATCGCAGGCGTGATGTTGACGCCGTTCGCGGCGCGGGTCTTGTGATATTTGACCGCCTGCCCAACCGCCGCACGCTCGGCACCCGAGTTACGCGAAACGGAAGGGATGAAGCCGACAAGTTCACGAGACACCACGTCAAGACCAGCGTACAGATCGGGGATTAGCCCGGTCAACGTGTTGGCGTGGAAGGCGATGGGTTCGACGGCAAGCGCCGAAGTGGAAAGCGCCGCGAGCGTGATCGCGGCAAGTAGAGTGTGCGAGCGCATGGATAGCCCCATTTGAATGGATTGATGATTGCGGCATCCACCGCGAGCGCCGCAGATCATCCGATCAATGCGGCTCCAAAAGATGCTAACATGTTAGTTGTTATTCGCGAGATTATGTCAAGCAATCTCGCGAAAAAATTGTTAACTCGCGAAGGCGAGCGCGGACCAAGTTGGTTGCGCTTTGGTGCCCACATTCATGTAAAGCACCTTACCAGTGATATCGGTATAGCGCGAACCCGGCCCGGCGAACCCTTCACCGGTCGCGACGGGATCACCATCGGTGTAATTGACCGGCGCACCCGATCCGAGAAGTTCGCAAACATCACCAACCGAGAAGCGCAATTCAGCCTTGTCAACGGTGAATGGTTCGCCATCGTCGGTGTAATGCGGCGAACCATCGTCTTTCAAATCCAAACCGTAATCAACACCCGATCCGGCATTGTTGTTGAGCATCCGGACGCCGAACGCAGACTTCGCGCGCGTGACGGATGATGGATCATCGCCATCGATCACAGCGGCAACGATGGCATCGGCACCAACCGATCCGTCCATGATAATTCCCATCAACGCGGCAGTCGGATAATCCGACGCGTGCGCAACGACGGAATACGCGCCGACCATACCGCCTAGATAGTTGCCTTCACCGGCAATTGCGTCACCCATGATGTTGCCCATCATCGGCGCAAGAAACTTTGGATCGGTGCCGTCGTTGGAACCTGCATCATCGGCAACGGTCAAATCGGCGGCAATGACCTGATAGCTTTCGCCGGTTCCATCATACTCAACTGCTTGTTCGCTCGATGCTGCAACAGCTTCGGAGCTTGTTGGAAAATCAACAGCCGCCTCGCTCCAATCGACCGATCCGTTTTCAACGACAATGTCAAACCGCTGACGCGATGAATATGGTCCGAACGTGGCGGTTTCACCGGCCGCGATACTTGTCGGGCGACCGGGTTCCTCACCCGATCCGGAACCGAGTGCCCACACCTTTGCAGCGGACACAGCGGCGGCAACAACGGTCAACTGCCGCGTTGCCTCCAATGTAACGACTTCATGCGAATTCTGTCGGATTGTGGTCATGGGCCGCCCCTTTTGATGATCCATCCGGGTTAAGCGCTTCGTTTGAAAAAGTCAAACAAAGCTGTTGACAACCTATCGCGTCGACCGTATATAAAACGCATTGAAAACGGAGCCTCCGCCATGAGCATCAAACCAACAATCATCTGGAAAAAGAAAAACGGACCGGGTCATTTCGCCGTTCTCGGGACGATCCGCGTCGGCGCAACCGAACGATCCATTACCAAAGGGCATCTTTGGACGTGTTCCGTTATTTTGCCCGGTATCGCGATTGGTGGAGCTTATCGATATCACACCAACGAAACGGACGCGCAAAAGATCGTTGAACTTGCGATCAACAAATGGTTCGCCGCAATCGAGCCGTCGCTCACCGTTATCAAAGAAGCGGAAGAAGCCGATGACTAAAAGCTACGAACAAGCGTTTCTCGAAAGTCTCGCGTCCGAATATCAAGAGGACGCCGCGCAAGCATATCGTGAATTCGAAATCATAAGAGAACGGCAACCATATCGAACGCGCCAACTAATCACGTATCAACAGATCACGCGCTATCGGTATGCCGAAGCAAGAAAGACATTATGGAAATGTCTAGGATGATTAAACCCACCTTCGCGATGTTCGTTGAATATTGCGAACAACGAAAACTACCCACGTCCGAATGGGTGTTTGAACCCGGCATCCGTATTTACGTCCGCAAGGGTTGGCGTCCGCGACATGGCGATTATGTTCTAGCGAACATGGAAGCGACGACACCCGGCAAAGGTGCGTTGACCAAATTTCTCGATACATGGGAACCTAAATACCAATTCAGTGTCGAGCAAATTCTAAACGAACGCTTGATCCCTTATTTCGAGCGTCGCGGCTACGTTTACGAAAGCGGCAAGTTCCCCGGCTCACTTTGTATGATCGGCCCGAAATCATGAACCCCGATGCGCGATATCATTGGATCGAAGAATATTTAAGAAATCGATCACACAACGATTTTGTTGATGTTCTAAATCGCGACTTCGTTGACGATTACGCGCGAGCGACAGGCGTCCCGTTAATGGTGCAAATGTATGGCGCCGCGAAATGCCCAACACTCGGGCGTGACCTAGCACACATGGCGAAAAATAATCGCCTGCGTCGTTCGCGTAGCGGTATCGAAGGAATGGCGGGAATGGGGTTTCCGCGTTGGGTTTGGATTTACAGATTACCATGATGACCGGTTTCGCTGTTGTCGACATGCTCACTCGTCGCGTAATCATCGAATGCTTCACACTCGAAACGCTCGATCTGATCATGGCAGGTCGCAATGCACAGTTCATCGCGATCATGACGGACGCCACGGTTTATAATCCGCCACTGAGTTTCAATGAAATCTTCATCGGTGTTAATTGGTTGAAGAATTTTCGGGTCTTGACAGATCGACCGCGTTGAGATATAATCAGCGCGTCGAATTGGAAAGGAACCACGAGAATGTCAATCACAATCGTTCAGGGTAAACCGGCGAAGTCGCACAATGGCGAAGCGTACTCAACGCGTCGCATGGGAAAAGTAATCCCGCTTATTGATCGCACTTGGAACGAACTCACCAAAGCGCAACAAAGCAGCGTTTTATTCGGCGATGGTTGTGGGCATCCGAGCAACCGTCCTAAGTCGAGCGCACAAGCTCGCAAATGGATTTACACGGTACGCACCGATACCGGCACAATCTACGGTCACAATCCGGGTTGGGGGTTCGCACTATGAGACTAATCCGCATTCCAAAAGTTTTCTACAACGATCACGTTGCGCGCGATCTTCCGGCGCCACCTATCGAACGCAAAACCCGTCGTCATTACTACATCGATTGCGATCATCCTCATATTGGTGAATTGGAGGATGACGCGGTCCATTACTCGGACGCAACGACTTGGGGAAACGGAATAGAGCAAGGCGGGATCGAACGTTCCGCCCGCGCTACACTAAACGCGATCCGTGAGGCGGGTTGATGCGCTCCCGCCGATCATTCGCAATTCGTTGGGGATTATGCCGAAGCGACATGCTCGCATGGGCGGTTCGCGGTCGACAAACTTTTCGTTGAAATAGCTGTTGACAATCGACCGCGTCGACCGTATATAACAATCATTGACGCGGCAATCCCGCCGCGTCAAAACCGGAGGGTCCGCCCATGTTCGCAGTCCGTTTCGTCATCGTTGCCGTTTCCACCGACGGTTCGGAGCTTGAATTGTTCCGTTGGACGCGTGACGCAACGTCGGGCATCGAACGCGCCAAGCGCGAAGGCGTTCAGTTTTTCGGCGAAGCATGGCTAGCCAGTGTAACCATCATCGCGCGGGAGGTATGAGCGGATGCAACTTAATTGGCTCACCATTTGCCCGTCGAATTCCCGCGAACATTTGGTTCGCGGGACCGAACTAGAAATGGCATTTGTGCCGGGCACTGCGTCACGTCTTGCGATCTACACCGTTCGCACATACGACCGCGACGGTTACGACGTGCGGTATCGTGTCCGCGATGCTGGCAGGATTTCGGACGCCGACGTTCGCGCGGGTAAGCGCCCGCCCATCATCGGCGAATTTGCCACGATGGATGAATTAGAAATCGCGATTGAAAACACGCGCAAAGCGCATCCAGAAGCTTTTCAATTTCCCGATTGACAATCGACCGCGTCGACCGTATATATCGGGTATCAACAACGGAGTAAATGAAATGTCCATCGGTTTTCGCGCTTACTTCTTTGATACCAACGGGGTTGAATTGTCCAAGCATCCGCTGAATGGCATGACGTGGTGTCAGACTTTTGGCTCACCCAAGATCAATGGTACGTTCTGCCATACGCGCCGGACGGGCGTTCGGATCGCGCGTTACGCGGATTTGAAGGGAACCAAAGGTGAAGTCACCTTAACTCCGGCCAACGTTCGCGAATACTTCGGCAACGTTGAACGTGTCGGTGTCAAAGTTTGGTACAGCCCGGAAAGCTCCGAAAAGTTCTGGATTTACGCTGATCCGGAAACCAAGGCATAAACCAATCCTCCGCGAGCCGGGGCGCGTCGTCCCCGGCAGAAAGGTTCACTCCAACATGAGATACAACGATCAATCAACCGACGTGACACGTTGGACGACGACCAAGCTCTTTCGTCGGCTTCGCGAGACTGCCAATCTCACCACGTTTGGCGTAGATCAGAACGAAATCGCCGCGACTTACAAAGTCGGCTGGCACGATCAAGTCAACAAGGATCAACCACGCATTGACGATTTCATTCGCGAACAAACCCGCGTTTATCGGCAGTCATGGCTTGATCCGATCATTGACGAACTTGAACGTCGCTTTGGAGCGTCACCGGCAACCGTGTTGACCACACAGGTTCGCATCATTGCTTTGACCGGTGAGCGCCTTCCGAACGGTGAATACAGTGCAAGGTTTTTCGTTCGAGGGATGAAAGGTGACACCCCTTACAATGCATTTGGACCGGGCGTTGAATTCGACACTCACGAAGCCGCCGAAGCTGCGATCATAACTCACAACAAAGAAATGCCTGAACGTCAATTGGATTTGGTGAAGCCATGACTGACCCTGCCAACAAACCACCACCGAACAATGCCGGACGCCGACAAGTCGATACAATCGACTTTACACCGAAGTGGCGAAGCATCCTACCAATGTTGTTGGTCACATTGCGTGATGGCACGCCAGAAGGTCAACGGATGGCAACGGAAGAACTAGAGCGGATGGCCGATGCTGCCGACGCTCATTTGAAGGCAACCAAATAAAATAAGAAACGGGGCGACCCCTCCGCCGAAGTCGCCCCGCCATTGACACGCACGCTGAAAGGTAAGCGGCGCCGTCAATCCTCGATAGTCGCTTTGCCTTGTGACATTTCCGAAGCGATCTTCGCGCGCTCCGGCGAATTCAGCGGCAAGGCGTCGAATTCGGCCCGCTTCATTACCCGCTTACCGCCCGGTCCAACACCGCCCTTGCCATCGTTGCCCGAGCCAGAATTGTTGGCGCCCTTCAAGACGGCATTCTTGTTCGGATACTCGTTGACGATGATTTCCATCGCTTCATCGAACGTCGCGACTTCCCCGGCACGCTGCGTTGAATAGAGCGGCCCGGAACCATCCGCCTTCATCGCAACGACACGATCATTTTCGATCTTGAAGCGATTGCCGAACGTCGCTTGAGCGATATCAGACGGGATGGTCAATTTCTCGGTGATGAATTTCGATCCGCCGAACGCCGACGCGACTAGGACGCCGTGAAGCTTGCTTTCGTATGTGTCGCCACGCTTCGTTGCATCAGCGAGCTTTGTTTCATACGACTTGGCGACTTCCGCGCGAACTTCGTCAACCTTGCCCGCGTCAATGAGCGTCTTGTCTTTCAGCTTGCCGACCGTAGCAATCGCTTCCGCCGCTGCCTTAGCGTCGGTAACGCCCGCGTCGGTGAATTCCTTAACCTTGGCTTCGGCCGTCTCGGCACGCTGCCTATGGCCCATCGCTTCGCCGTTGAGACGCGTAATCGTGTCACCTGCAACAGTCTGCTCGACACCGGCCGCCGTGATCCATATCGGATTGCCGTCCTTCGTTTCAAACTTCCCGTCAGCGTCGGTTTTCCATTTGCCCTTGTCACCGTCGAAAAACCCGACACGAGAAATACGCATCGAACGCCCGATCCATGCGAGCGGAACCCCTTTGAACGTAATCATACCTCAGTCACCTTTCATTGCGCGTCGCGCGCTTGCACCGGTTGGCGTCACGCCCCGGCATTCGGCAGAACAGGCGGAACCACCTGCTTAATGGGAAGCCCGGTTATTGGATCAACCTCCCCTTCATCTTCGGTCGGACCTTCGTCCAAAATTGCTTGTTCTTCATCGTCCGGATCAAAATCCGGTGAGAGGATATCCCGACGCTTTAGTTCCTTCCAAAGCGTCCGCTGCGACAAATCACCGGCCGCCCGAGCATCTTTCAGCGCCGTGACAGCAACCGCGCCGTTGTCACCGTCAACATCGAAATCGGTGAATACCTTCGTATTGATCTTTTCAACCATTTCGTCGCGCGGCAGACCGTACCACATGGCCGTAAGGATCAACGCGTTATCAAGCGCATCCTCCAAACCAAATGCCCACATTTGGACAGCGGAATTTCCCTTCTTTCCGGCAACCGCAGCCGTGATGACCGTGATGTTCCCCGATTGCGCGGTGAGCGGATTGCGCCCTAGCTCGCGAAGCTGGTTGATTGTCTTTTCAACATCGCTTTGGAGGAACGTTAGCGACTGTGCGGACGGTTCGATCAACTCCCATGATCCGACATTGCCGTTGCCATCGGTAGGCGCGTAAAGGACGCGCATCGGCCCGACGTTGACCGGCTTGGTTGTTCCATCCGGGTTCTTATCGGGTTTGACACCGTTGCCCGTAAGCATCGGATAAGCGGTAAGCGTTTTGATCCATTTCAATCCGCTTTCCTGCAAATACAATTCGATTTGCAAATCCGCTGCGTCTCGCATTGGCGGATGAACGAACCAAGTGCGACCATTGCGACGACCCGTCACAAACGCCACCATCGGAATTACACCGATGGTGAAAACACCTTGATCGATCTGATACCAAATGGTTGGTTGACCGACACCGGTCGGAAGCTTGCTTTTGTCTTGCTCCCATAGCTCCCAACGGGCGCCTAATTCGTCTCGGATCATGATCCGAATATGGTTGGGATCGCCCGGTTCCATGATCCGCATGTAAGTCAATTCTTCGTTCCCGGCAATCACGGCGGATTGCGCTTCAAGAACGTTGATTGCTTTGACATGCGACCAAAACGGCCGAATACCGGATTTCCGTTCTTCCTCTATCGAGCGCGGCGCGGTCGACACTGGAACTTTCGGATAGTCAACGAAAATCCAATCGATAGCGTCGTTGATCCCGTTGAAAAACGTCGCAGCGGCAAACACGGTGAGATTGTTGTTCGCGCCATCAACGTTGCCGATGAAGTCGGTCAACTGTTCAGGCAACGTGCCTAATGTCTCGTCTGTCGCGACTTCATTTTCGAAAGGTTTCGATGCGAGCCCTTCAACAACATCACGATAAATGTTGGTGAATTTGGTGAGCGACAAACGGAATTTGTATTCCGTATCCGGTTCGTTGGGAAATTTCGGCAGATATTTTTCGCCCGCGTCGCGGATCGCTTTGGCGCCACGAACGATGGTGTCAACTTGCTCCCAATACGGGCACATAGCGGCATGATCTACAGACGATTTGTCTAGGTTCTCACGCTGCGTCGCGGACAGTGCCGTTTCGCCATCGAAGAACGCGACCCGCTCAATTCGCGCCATAACTGCCCATCACCGCAATCGCAAAATCAGTTGGTAACGGGAAATACGCCATAACAATAGCGTCCGCAAGATTAGGTGACTTTGTATTATCCGGTTTTTTGTCAATAACCATTTTCAACGATCCGGACGAAAAACCACGCGTTGGTTGCGCCAACTCTGTTTTGACTTGGGCAATCAACGGTATCTTGCTATCCAGCGAGATTAACATATCGACCGGATATCGAATGGTCGGATCGGTCACGCATTGATAAGTATGCCAACACCGCGTCCGCAGCGACCACCACGCTTGCGCCTTCAAGTTGTAGTAGAAATCTTTATTCAGCGGGCTTTCATCATCATCTTCAATCACTCGAAAGAAAGGATTGAGAACTTTAGCGCCCGCGTTCCAAGGAACTAGCTTTGGAAACTGTTCCCATTCCTTCAAATACTCCGGACGAAGGAAAGAACCATTCGGTGTCCGCTTCGGATCGAACAATTCTTCAACGAAGCGGTTCCACTCCGATTTGACCGTTGAGCCAACACCGATGCAATCATATTGGCACTCGATACCGGGATGCTCGCGCAACTCAGCAACCGTGTTGCGCGTCGTCACACCAACGTCACGCGATCCCCATTCTTTACACACTCGGAGGATGATCGATTGACGTTTGGCGAGCGCGTTTCGGTCAATACCACCGTCCGCCACGTCAAGCGCCGCACCCCAATTGTTCGACTTCGCTTCATCGGCGAGCCAAGGCAGCTTGATATGTGCGTCAACAATGGCTTCGATCCATTCACCGGGAATGACCGTGTTCGCTACGGACGCGGCATAATTCCGATCCACTTCCTGCGCAAAGATATGTTCCAATCCTTCGTTGATGTATCGAGCTTTGCGCCGGTCATACCATTCTTGCGTTTTTTCCGGATGATCGCGCCAATCAATGATGAATTTGCGCGTCATACCCTTTTCGAACACCGCGTCAGGCGTCCAAGTCTGCGCGGCTTGGGCGCGTCGATAAAACACGTTGCCCATGCCGTTGACCGACGACACGTCGATTTGAACGTTCGTGTTGTCGCCTAGCGCCGCTTCGATCTTCTCCGGTCGTTCGTAATGTGCACTCTCGTCTTTGAAGTAGATCGATTTACGACCGCCGCGCCCAATTTCATCACCACTTTCACCCGCGATGGTTGAGCCATTCGCCGGGTTCAACAATTTCATGTATGTCGAGTGTTTTTTCGGATCGAAACCGACTGGTAAGAACACGTCGGGCAAACGCGAGACGAGTAATCTAATCTTTTCAAAAATGCTGTCGGGAATACCGAGCTTGTCAACCAAATCTTCTTTGCGCGATCCCCAACCAATCGCAATGTTGTCAGCAAACAACCACGCTGCAACAGACCATGCGCAGAATTCCCATGTCACACCTACGTCACGGCATTTTTCAACAATGCCGTTTTCTTGATCGGTCATGCACCCATTGAGAAACGTCAACAGATCGGCTTGGCGTGGAAAGAAGATGAAGGGCATCCATTTCAACCCTTCCGTTTTTCGCGGATTGAACGTATCCATCCAATCCATGATGAATTCGCCATAATGTTCCGGCTTGGCGTAATACGCCTTTGCCCCGGCGAGCTTTATGGGATCGTTTCTTAGCTCAGCGAGCTTCCGCAAGCGCCACGCATAGACGGCACGGTAATCAGGCGGCCAATGCTCATGCGGCACCACGCGCGGGCGCCATGGCACCACGGAAAGCGATCTAGGACGACGTGCCCACGCGAACAGATCAATCGTCACGGATAGTCGCCGAACAAGCTGCGTCGATTGCTATTAGCGACGTGCAAGAAAATGTCCGTGTCGATTTGATGGAACACGTACATCACGCATGGCAAACCCGTTGCGGGATGACGAGATAGTTGCGCATTCTCCGGCCCAAACGTGAGCATCACCCGAACACCCGGCGCTATGATGAAAGTGATCAAAATTTTGATCCCTTCGTCTTAGGCAATACGCCCAAGCGCTGCAACAGGTTGTAGACCGGGCGAAAGAGGATCATGAGGAATACCGCGAACGCCAAGATCGGTGCAAGCCATCCCATTTCTTGCTGAACCGCCTGCGTCGTCACGCAATCCAGCAACGCACCATCGGAGCCGCCATCGTCATGGATCGTGCAACACGTCGCGAAATTGATCTTACCAATAGCATCGGGAAAGCCGGTGCATCCGTCGGTTTCAATCATTCACCATATTCCCTCAAAACATGCCGATAAATCCAAGCTTCAATCGTGTCACGATCTTCATCGGTCAACGTGACCGTTCGACCACTCTCATATTCCCAAGCATCAATTACTGATGCGCCTTCTCCCTGCCATTTCCAATCGATATCGATCAATGGCCCGACACCATCGATTTGCCACAGCGGGGACGCGTAAGGCTTGGTGATGATCGGACGGATGGTCATTCGCGCCAATCCACTTTGCGCAGACGCTTCGACAGCGACGAATAGATTGTCGGATAGTCGCAAAGAACGATCCGACCTTCATACATGCCGAAGTTCTCCCGTTTAATGTCCATGATCCATGATGGAAGCTTTTCCGGCAAGGCGCCATGCAACGGTTTCGCACGTTTTTGCAGTAACACCGCGCCGTTGCTCGATATCGCAACGCATGGTGCGAGCCATCGATTGTAATCCGGCATTTCGCTTAATTCATTCCAATTTTGCCACTCCGCCACGTTGGAAAAGCTTTGGGCGTTTGGTTCGATCTTGACGACTAATGTCGGATCGATCCGACAATTAAACACATGTCGGTGAATACCGCGACCGATCTTCTTACCGAGTAAAACGGTCGACAATTCACGCAATATGAATTCGCTTAACGGTTTCATTTCGGCGCGTTCCCCACGGATACTCTAATCGGCGGATGCGCGACGCCAACCAACGTTACATAGATCGGTGCACCCTTGGCGAGTGCGTCAAGTTCATCGGGCGTTGGGAACCACACAGTTTGCATCGTCGGACACACACCGTTGACCGGATTGAACCCCATGACATGCAACATATGAGGAAGATCGCCAAGGTTCTGCGCTTCTTCACGAACCGGCAAACCATGATAACCTTGCGACTTACCCAACACGCGTTGAGCGCCTTCAATTCGACCAATGTGCATCACATCGCCTCCAATTCACGAATACGACGCTTTACCGCGCTCATGATCTGCTTACCGTCTTTTTCATGATGTTTGCTGTGCGCGGTGCAAATCACACCAATCGACTTACCAGCAAGCACTACGCGACGATGCTTCGTTCCGGGTTCAATGGACCACGGCCACGGCAGCGTTGACAGGTATTCGCGCAACTCACGCTCAACCTTCGAGACATGGCCCTTAGGCGTTCCCGGCACCGCTCCAATTCCAGCATATCTCATGACGCTTCATCCTCTCTCAATGATTGTGCATAAGCTTCGGCGGCTTGTTCGGCCGTCATGTTTTGATCGATCTTAGTCGAACTATTCGGCGCGTTGACCTGCGTAATTTTCAATTGTTCCGGCGCATACAATCCAAGACGCTTCATCGCTTTGTCAAGAGCGCTTAATTTGTCGTGCAACTTGAATTTGAATTTCTTGACTTCGCGCGCACCATCGCCGCGACCTTCCATATAGGTTTCGACCGTGATTTCACCGACCGCTGCCATTTGTTCGCGCGTCACTTCATGAAAATCAAAGATCGGTTCACCACTCGACCGATCAATGAAATCATCAATATTGGCATAAGCGATCTTTGCGACTTCCGCTAGAACGCGATCCGCCGTTAAATTCCATTCTTCCGATTTGATCTTCATCCGCTCGGCAATGGCAGCTTGCACCATCGGGCGTTTGATGAAGTCGAGCGCACGCGCTCCGGCCGCGCTAAGCCCTTGCTTGGAGCCATCGGCGAACACAGGGAAAGCGGCTAATGCCGATCCGGTCGCGTCATCCGTTGCGACATACGCATCAACGAAAGCACGTTCAGTCGGTCGCAATTGATCGTATGCCGTGCGGAACTCAGCAACCGGCGCAATCGCATCGATCAAAATATCATTAGCCATATCGTTGACAGTCTTAACCATGTTTGATCCGTTTCGGACGCGCAACCCGAATGATCACGCGTCCGATTTGGTTTAGTTGCTGTTCTGCGTCTCAAGTAGATGCGCCTCATCGATATCGGCGCCTGTCGTGCCATCACCCTTGTCAGGCACAACACCCGGCGCCCGAACGACCCAACGATCCGTCGGAGAACGCACGATCACAATGTTCACGCCCGACGCTGCCGTGACACGTATCCGACCATCTGCCGTCAACGTCAACCCGCCGTCGTCGGCAACGAACAAATCGACCGCATTGACACCGCCCAAGTCGAGCAACGGAATGCCTTCGTGATCGGCATTGAGCCCGGCGCGAAGATGCTCCCTCGCACCTTCGGCTTTCCAATGCTCGACATGAGCGTCCCAAGCGTCGCGGCCAATCTTGATCGGTTGATCGAAATAGAACGGTTCCGTCTCGGGCATGGCAAGTTCCGCAACACCCTTCAACGTCGCGTCCGCAGCGGCTTCACCGGTCGCATCGATCAAACTCGATATGTTTGCCCCGCGTGCAACATAGGTATCCTCGGCAACCGACATAAAACCGTGCTTAGCCGCCTCACGAATAGCGTTGTCGTAATGCTCCGCCGCGCCCTTGTCACCAACAACGGCATTCGCGAACGCTGTGACACCTTCGTAAAGCTTGATTGCGCCCGCATGTTCGATCAATACATCGTTTCGAACACGTTCACGATCCGCAGCAAGCAATTCAGGTTCCGGCGCCTTCGGATCGATCAACGCTATCTTGATCGCTACAGCATCGGAAAGATCGGCTTGGCCCTTGGCATATCCAGCACCAATGGCCGCTTCAAACCATTGCACGGCTAATGACTTAAAATCCGCCGACGCCTGATCACCATCCGTCGTTTCAACGATCTTAACAAACGCATCGGCCCATTTGGACGCATCGGTTCCGATCACGTCAATCGCAGCCGGTTCATCGGTGTTCGATATCTTCTGTGGCTTCTTCATTTGGTCAAATCCTTTCCATTGTTGACCGTCGAACTCGTTATCAGCGTTCGCCACGTTTTTCAACGTCGCGACAACCGAACTCCCCTGCGCTGTGATACCCGATTAAGCCGATCAAGATTGTAATCTCGACCTACTCAATAGGGTAACTAACATGTTAGTATTCTAGCATCCTAGCATTTTACAGCCTCATTTCGGTAACTGCGGCAACTTCATCAACTTTCACCAAGATCGTGAAGTCGTTTAAGCCCGGAAATCCGGGCGTTTCGGACGCCACTTCATCAACTTCATCAACTTTCTATATCTAGAGAAGAGAGATAAAGAAGGGGGAGCGCGTATCCCACGGGGGAATAGGCGGAAACCACTTGAAGTTGGCGAAGTTGATGAAGTCGCCTTGATTTCCGGGGCTTTCCGAACTTCATCAACGATTAATGTTGCTGCTGCTTGGTGAAGCATACCCTTGCGCCGGGGCATAATCTGCAACCATCATCCTCGCATCAATCGCATAAAGATTTGGTTGTTTCATATCTTCCTCAAAAAAGTTTTTACCGGCTCGACCGATCAACGTATATCCCATGTTCTTAAGGGCATGACCAATCGCATGTGGCGACACCTTCAACCCTTCTTCACGCAACAATTTGCCTACCGCCGCGCTGGAAATCCATCCGCCACGAAAGCCCGCGCGACCCTCGCTTACCGCTTCCGCAACCATCTGTTCGACCCTACCACGCGACTGTATGATCGCCGCTTGTGTGCTGGACGTGATCGGCGCGCGGTGTGCGGCGCCCTTCGGATCGAACTCCGCATCAATCGGTGAGTGTTGCAAATAGTACGTCACGTACGCCGCGCCTTTGTCGCGCAACCAATCGTAAAGACGCGGAAAATAATCGCCGACCATCCCGAGCCGTTGCATATCTCCCAACGATTGCACAGCCGAATAAAAGATCGCGTATCGTCTATCATTGACGCTGATCGGGATCGCGTCTTGATAGTTGGTGAACATCAACCAATTCGCAACGTTATCCTCTGTCTCTTGGTCGACACCCTTACCTTGTATCTCGATGCGTTCTTCGGTGATCATCGGCTTCAACACTTCAACCATGTCGCGCTTTTCGTCGACTTTGATTTCGTCGGCAATGATCAAAAGTTTCGAGCGCATCCAAGCGTTGAATTTACCGCCGCCTTCCGTCAATTCCTTCGCATTCGGCGCGTGAACGTATATCGAGCCGAGCGCATAGGTCATGACATATTTGAATATCCCTTTGCCCGCGCCTTCGCTCGATTGGATCAGCGGCGCCCAAAACGCTTTCACGCCCGGCCGCTGAACACAGTGCCTCAGAAAGTTGAGCAAGATGGCGCGATCCCGCATATCGGGCAGCAATCGGCCTAGATGATCCAAAAACGGCGACACGTCGCCCGGCTCGCTGATCACCACGGCGGGCTTATACGTATTGACCGCGCGACGCCCAAGTTCATCAACGATGATTTCACCCGGCGCTTTATACGGTAGGAACCTGATCCCGTCGACTTTGGGTATCTGAAACACTTGACCGCGTGTCGCAGCTTTCCAAGGTTCATCGGTCGTCTTTTCATTCGAAGCATCCATTACGAACACTTTGCCGCCGTACTTCGCGTTGAACTTGGTGCTGTCCATGAACCGGCCGCTTGGTGTCAGGATACGCCCCATATTCTCAATCAACACGCAACCGGCGAAGTATTCAGCCTGTTCGCTTGGTGTCAGAAACACCGGACGATGATTGAGCCCCGATGTTGCTACCGGGACGGGCGTCCCAACAGGATCAACACCGCTATTGCTAACATCACCGTTGACAGCGTGTTGAACACTTCCATTACTATCAGGAACTCCAACGGTTGAACCATTGCCAAACATCCTTTCGAGCTTCGCGCCACTATATGTTTCGAGATATGACCATCCGGTTTTCGTGTCGCGGATCGAACGCCAAAGCTTATCGTTCTCCGCAACATCGTTGCCCGGATATCGAGCGCACCATTCATCCCATTTGGTTCGCGCTTCAACTTCACCGAACGGGAACGACGCCGTCTTATATGCGGCGGTGAGCTTCAACCATTCGTCACGTCCAAGCGTACCCGGATCGATTTTATTGAGCGCGTAGATCGCCCATTCAAACGTTGGTGCCGCTGATGCTCCAAGCTCTTTGCGTTCAACACCACCGCTGCCCGTCGACGCTTGGACCGACGACAACTCCCATTCGAGCGCGCCGACATTATACGTCACGCCCGATCCCGCGATCATGCCGACCATCGTCGGTGCGGTTGGGTTCTTCATATGCACTGTGCCGGGCAATCGCATCACGCGCGGCGGATCAATGACCTTTGGATCGCTGCCCCACAACGTCACAAGCTTTCGTTGGATCGTTTCGAACCGCGTGTTGTCCGCATACGGCTCAACGCGCCAATACTCGTGATGTTTGCCCGGCGATGTTACGACGGTAAATGTCGGCGGCAATGACCAACCACGCATCGCATGATAAACATGCCAATCGGTGTCGCCATCGCTATCGGTGAAGTGCGCGCGGATCGATACGACGTTGGCCGCGTCGCGACCGTGCCCGTCAAGTTCGTTGATGACTAGGAATATCCCGTACCCTTGACCGTTATATAAGTCGAGCGAGGGAGCGACTTGCTCTAGCGTACCTCGCAACGGGATGCCCGGTCGACCTTTATCAACATCATGGATCGCGCGGAAATCCCATACACCCGATGGATCGCCCAACGCGGCAAGGAACGCTTGGATCGCAACAGTATCTATCACCGGATGGCGTCCACGATGATAGCGCGTGCCTCTTGCAACGCGTCCCATTGGTCGACAATATCAGTGGCCCAACGCCGTCCGCGCCTGCCCGGTATAAGTCGACCTTTTGGAAACTCTAGGTCACGTATCCAACGATGGATCGTCCATCGCTCGACATTGAACCGTGCGCATAAGTCGCGCATGGTCAATTCGTTGTCAGACATGCGGAAAACCCCGATACTAGCACAAGCGCTATCTGCTTCGACCTGACGCCGTCAACACACATTCACACACTTTCACACACTTAGTTATTGCGACGCAGCGCACCGTCTGTTATTCATCGCGAAACAAGGGGAACTCCGCACATGACATGGACCGTTATTCTCGCCGGAGCATTGTTCGGCATCATATTGCTATTGATCGGCCGCGTGATCCACAACAACGGCAAAGCCGAAGGACGCCGCGAAGCCGAACAAGAAATGTATTCAAAAATCTCAGCGGCCGAAGCGAAAGCATGGAAACACGGTCACGACGCGGGCATTTGGTCCGTCAAGCGTCTCGTCGCTGAGTTGGAGCCCAAACCAAGATGACCGCCATATCCGAACTTGATAAACTCTTGCGTGACATGGAAACCATCGCGACAAATCAAACTCTGCCGTCACGGAAAAAATTACGCGAATGGATCAAAATTCTTCGTGTGACAATTACCAAAATTCGACCAATATGACGTACGATGAAGCGCTTGAAATCGCCAAGCAAGGCAAACCTGTCAAACGTCGACTTTGGCGAACCTTCGTTCTCAACACGCGCCCAAGCCGGATAATGAAAGGTAAAGAGCGTGTCGAGCATCCGACCAAACGCGACTTGGTAATCACCACATTGGACGACGTGCGAGGCGAGCGCTATCGACCAACGACATTCGACAAAAAAGCGATGGATTGGGAAAATGCCTGACGGATACGGACGCGGCACTCGCGAGCAATTTGCCGCACCCTTGAGTGATCAAAAATTGGCCGATTTGATCGCTTCCCATCAACGCAATTCGGCCATTGATTACGCCAATGCGCGTGACCTTCGTGACGATCCGTTCGGCAAACCCTTCGGAAGTTACGAATACCGCGTCGGCTTCTGGTTTAAGCTTGGCGCCGATGAAGCCGCCGAAGCTCGGGCATTGCTCGACATACTGTTGGCACGTAAGTCATGACCGCGATCCGTATCATCGGCTGCGGTAGCCACGTCGCGTTCAAGGTTGATCCCCATCGCGTCAAGGAATATTTAGACGTTAATCTCGTTACGATACTCACGTCTCATTTCGGACGGATACCCGCTTGGCATATCGACGTGATCGCAGAAGGTGGAGCGGACGGCGGGGATCGCGGGTTCAAACTGTTCGCCGAAGCGAATGGCATCAATCATATCCAGATGCGAGCGGAATGGGCACGCTATGGATGGAGCGCCGGACCAAAACGCAATCGAGAAATGTTTAATACGATTATTCCGCATATCGTCATAGCGTTTCCGGGCGGACCCGGAACACACAACATGTGTGACTATGCTGAACGGCAAGGTTGCTTGGTTCACCGCATCACAGGGGATTTTAAACCATGACCTATTATATCAACCTCCGCACCGACCAAGGCGTCCCGGTCGACTTCCTCACAGTTGACGAACAAGCTTTCGCAATCCTCGCCACGGCGCAAACCATCGTCCGTTATGAAGATGAAACTTATCGCCACGTCGGCGCCGGATCGGATGGCGAGGGAAATCAATGGCTCGAATTCCATCGCTCATCACTCGTGAGTTTAATCAAGCTATCCCGCAATAGCGAACCGATATTTTATTTGAAAGAACGTAAACCGGTCGCATGGTTATACGAACAAGCACAAGCGCGCGAATATGCCGATGGTTTCGACAAACCGCCGACCGGTTGGTCCCATTGGTCGACGCGTCTCCTATCTTTCACCAAACCAAACGTTCCCGACGGATCGATCCGAAATCTGACGCCGTTGTATGAATGAGCCCAAGCGTCCGCAACAAACGACGTGATCCACCGTGATGGCGACCGCGTTGACGTAATCCGTCGTTTTGAACGTGAGAATTTTACCCGATCTTGACGTTTCATCACTACGCGGAAAAAACTTAGTATGCTTCTGCGCACCACTTCCTTGTCATGGCGATGCCATTTTGAAAAAGGCAAACCAACGTACTTGACAACGCCGAACGTATCGGGATAGCGTCACGCTGTCATGAATTGAAAGGGAATGACAATGAGACCTAAGACCGCGAAAGCAGAATTCGAGCGCGTCAATGAACTTGCGCTTGATCTTGCAACCGATCTTCATCGCATTGATGAAAACGTTCGCAATCATTTGGGTTGGTCCGACGACGTAACCACACCGCTTGCTTATGCTCGCCAATTTGCGGCATTAGCGGCTTACGCCGCGTCGCTGTCGCAAGCCATGTTGATCAAACTTGCGATGGATGAAGATCGCGAAGCACTCAGAAAGACGTTGACCAATGCAAACCCTGAAACTTGAAAATCCCGAAAGCGGCCTCGTCAGTCAATCCATCGGAATTTCCGAAGCGGTTTACGCTCAATTATCCGGCGAATGCCCGATCTTGATGAAAGATGGCACTTACTACACATACCACGATGCCGACGACGACAGCATCACCTACATCGCAACTCGGGTATTCATCGCATCCGGCGATGGCTCGATTTCGGAACTCGGTTGGTCGTCCAACATTATTAAGTGAGAGACATGATTAAGCTTCCGCCGTCCAACCTACCGTGGCAAGCCGTCGCAAAAGACGGATACGCCAAACTCGATTTGTCTTTGGTGGCCGGATCACATTCTTTCGCGATCCGACGCAACGGACCAAGCAGCGATCCGCCCGGCGCATTCGTTGTGTGGCATAACGAGAACCGCATTTCGGATCGTCACCACATGCAACGGCCGGAAGCCATCGCCGAAGCCGAACGGTATTTTTACAGCTTGGCGGAGTTTGCCGGTGCGACCGCTGCCAAGTTTATATCCGTCGCCATCGAGCGCGGACGCCAAGCACACCGCGACGGTATGAGCATCTATGCCAACCCCTTCGGTGCGGAAGCGCCTGTAGAACGCGCGCAATGGATCGAAGGATGGTTGCAGGCGTTCGGCGGCATGGTGAGCGCGAAGGTTATCAACGCGCTCACCGCGACCACGCAAGCCAATGCGCAATTGGAAGCCGATAACACCTATCTCGTCGCAATGGCCCGTACTCTGAAAGTCGGGATCAAATACGCGACTGAGGAACTTCCCAAAAAAGACGGGATCAAGTTTCTCAGCGAATGGATCGTATCGGACGATCTAGACGCATTCACCGCGCGTTGGCCGGGTTGGGTTCCCTATCGCAACGCAAATGCCGTGCCGCCCGCTCCGAAGTTGGATAGCTGATTATGACCGACGATTTCAGCGGGTTCAAAGCAACCGAATGGGCAACTGTCGAAGGGCATTTAACAAAAATGCTCTTGTCGGATGGATCAATGCTGTGGATCGTGCCCAACGATCCCGAATACCCATCCGGCTTTCAGGTTCTTCAACACGCCATGATCGGAGGCTCGCACGTTGTTCCCCTAACCGACATGCTGCCCTATCGTGCCGGGGCGCTGGAATGGGCGCGGCGATGGCTCGCGGATCGCGGCTTGACGACGGTCCCGACGCAGGAACAGCGCGAGCGCTACGCAGCTTTAGGGATCGATGTTGACAAACCCGCTAGTTCCAGCGGCGAACGGAAAACCGATTGGGTCACACCCGCGTCATGGTATGAACCACGCAACAAGCGATCCGCTAAATCCGAACCGGTCGCGGCAACACCGCCCGACTTCGATCCCGTCGCGTTCGCCGAGAAACTTACGGAGCAATTGAAAGGTGACGGCAATGAATAAGTGGCGCATTCGACCGCATCGGTTACCAAATTCCCCAAAGCGAGGATTTGAATTAATCGATCCGTCAAAACGGGTTTATTCTTACTTCGTTCCGTCAATACCGCTCGCGATGTATCTAATCGAACGGTCAATTGAAGCGAAACGATATGCTTTATATACCCTCGCACACGCCCGAGCGATCTAAATGGCACTCCCGACAACACCCGCCATGTGGGAGCTATTACGCCAATCGGTGCAACGCAGCTTACGCGATGATCCGCTGCAATTAAGTATCGAGATATTCGACAAGACATTACTTCGCTACAGTCGGAACAATTTCGCATGGTTCGCGCCGTGGCGTGACAAATTCCGGCGACCTGACATGTCACAGATGCTTGACGATATCGAGCGCGCAACCGAAACTCTTGACCCAAAGCCAATACGCGTGATAATTATTGATCGTCATCGCTACACTACCGATTTGAACATGTCATGAGCCTACCGACTTGTCCGAAATGCGGTTCAGCAAACATCGGTTGGGGCTTCCCCATCCCGAATGGTCATGATCGATGCAATAATTGTGGGCACGTCGCGGTTGTAGCAGACTTCCACAAACCAGCAAATCGCCCGCTCATAGTTCCGGCAAGACGGAAAATACCCGTCATGACCGCCGATCCTCCGCCGATCCCTCAATCCCGCATGTGGTGGCTAAATGATTGATCACGCTCTATCAAGATCGGCGAGAGACAAATAACGCGTCCGGTCCTCTCGCGACAAATGCGCGACTGCGTCATGTTGATCTAAAATCAATCGGGCGATAACCATCACGTCGTCACGTTCGATGGCGGCGGATATCACGGCTTGCCGCAATGAGTTGGGCGCCTCGAAATAGTAGCGAACGCCTGTGTGCGCGCGGTTCAGGGCGTTGGCAACCCGTCGACCGGTGACGGCGTCAAGCCCATGCGCTCCCGCCATCTTGAGCCCCGCTGTGATGATCTGTTCACGGCTTAAATCGCCCCGCTTCATTTCTCGCCTCGCAAGATACGGTCGATATCATCCGGACCCGTCGCAAATCCGGCTAGACCGCCGTATTGCCTGACAATGTTGTGCCATGCAAGTTGCGCGTGCGCCCGATGATCGCCCGGCGTCATGTGCCAGTCGCTAGCCTTGCTTTCGACGGCTAGGAATTGACCGATCACCGTTCCGATCATGTCGGGCGTAATGAATACCGGGTTAATCCCGATCAAATCGGACGACTTGAAATTACGGTTCAATTCTTCACTGTCGTTACCAAGCCCGAACCGGATCAATCGACCGTTTTCATCGTAGCAAGCACCATTATTGTTCCGCCAGTTGACCCGTCCAAGCTCCGAGAGACGAAGCCGCAACCGTTGTTGAACCGGTGTCTCTTTCATTTGCGTCTAGCCATTCTCGGAAGCACCACGCGTTTCAGATATTCGTTTTCAAAATGCTTACCTAACTCGGCTTCAATCGACAACGGTCCGTCGCATATCATCACGTACCACTTTCGACCACGCTTCTTAAGTATTGCCGGAATGTGACTGACACGATTTTGATATGCTTCCGGTTCTTTAGTTTTCACGTTGCGCGATCCAATTCATAATCTGCGCTCGCAACGTATCCATATCGAGCTTTGGCAATCCAAGCGCGGACGCCACGTCGACACCGCCCGTCGCATGATAGAAGCGTCGATATAACTCACTGTCGGTTTGACCAACCGCGCGACCATGACCAGCCCATAAAGCGATAGCGTTGGCAAGAGATTGACGCGCCGCGATCCGCTCATGTGCCTTGCCCGCTTGGAACTTGCCGAGCCCATCCGAATTTGTCGCGGCTGCCACCTTGGCCCATATTTCTTCCGGTGTCTCGATGATCGATGCGCTACGAAGCTTGGCAAGCGTTTCAGCATCAAGCAACGTCAGATCGCCGTCAACCAACTTAATATCGCGACCGCCGCCCATAGGAACCGGCATATACCCACAGTATGGGCATTTGTGCTTTGTTGCTTCGTATTGCTTGACGCACTTGACGCACGTTTTTAGCGGCATGTCGTCCGGATCAAACTCACGTTTCGCCCGACGCTCACGATTGGCAAGTGACCAAACACGTGGTTTATCCGGATAGCCGAACCGATGCGAATTGCCGACGTGATCGATTACCAATCCCGCGCGTTTACCCGGCATTGGTCGCAACACGCGTCCGAACTGTTGCAGGTAAACGCCTAATGACGCGGTTGGTCGCGCCATGCTAACCACATATAGACCGGGTAAATCGAACCCCTCACCGAACAAATCGACGTTCACGAGTTGCCAGAGTTGCCCGGCTCTAAAACGACGGACGTATTCGGATCGCAGGGCATCCGGTGTCTTGCCGGTGACGACAACAGCGGGAATGCCGTACTGTTGAAATTTGATGGCAATTTCGGTTGCCGTGTCAACGTCGGTCGCGAAGGTAATTCCTGACTTGCCATATGCGAACCGAATGTAATGCTCGACAACGTCACCGACGATATGAGAGTTTTGCGACGCCTCGCGCAATTGCTTTGGTGAGAAATCGCCACTGTCGGTGATCTTCAACGCTGCAACATCAAGATCACTTTCGGGTTGCGCTATCTCATATTCGGATAGTGCCCCCATGTTGATCAAATCACGCGTTGACGGGCCAATGACCATCTTTCCGAACACGCCCGATCCGCCGTTCGCTTTGTCACCGATCCCGTTGCCGTCCGCTCGATTAGGTGTCGCGGTCACACCGAGGCCGAACGCGTTGGGGAACATCGAAACGACGTAACCCCATTTGTTATTTGTCAAGACGTGGTGCGCTTCATCTATCGTCCATCGCTTGACTTGCTTTGCCCAATCGGCTAACGCGTCATGCCGGGATTTGAGCGTATCCACGCCCGCGACGGCGGTCGACGCCGTAGGATCAACGAAAGAGCGCCCGAACTCGCGACGATGCTCCGCAGCGATGAAACCGATCACGTCTTTTGGTGCTATGATGCGATGGAACACGCCGAACCGCGCGACGTGTAATGACATTTGCGATACCAACTCTTGCCGGTGAGCTATGACGACGTTTTGTCCCGGTGTGGTCGCATCGTCCGCCGCATGTTGACCGACAATGACACTCTTGCCGCCACCTGTAGGAACCACGTCGACCACATGTCGAATACCCGATTGCCAAGCAGCATAATTCGCCGCGTGAACTTCGCGTTGATAGGGGCGAAGCTCCGGACGCGTCATTTCTTCCGCTTCATGCTCAACGGTACGATCACACCGACCGTGTAAAAGCCATTCGTGGCGGGTCCGATGATCCCGGTGTTGTCTGCGCTCGGATCGGCGACGACTTCACCGTTCAACACGATAACCGCGTGGTTATTGCCGCGTCGCGACAAACCACATAGTACGATATACGTGTCTCGATACATGAACTTAATGCTTTCGAGCATCCAACGAACAGTTGGAACCGCCTTGCCATTAAAATGCGTTTCGGACCAAGCCAAACCGCGCAAGGCTAAAAAAGTGTCGACCGCCGTCCAACTCGCTTGAATATCACGATTTCCAGTTTCAAAAAAATGCGGAACATCGGTAATCGGTAAATCAAGTAGCGACGCCATCACCGCACGAAAACAATCCCCATACGTTCCGTTTGCCGGATCATGTGCGACGGTTGTTTTGATTGGCGTCATTTGATCCACTCCGGAACTGTTGCGGGTTCGATCCCATCGCTTTTGCTGAGGAACACGCCTAACCAATTCGGATCAACAGTGTCGCGACAAATGATCGGTTGACTGTCGTCAAATAGACGCGGCAAAACAATCCGACCCGATGGTGCGGCGCGAGCCATCAACGCCAAATCGTCCGGATTGAATACGATGGAGCCCACAGCTTTTTTCGGTGTCTCAGGAATGAGACCGCGCCACTCCGGGTATTGACCGATCACCATTGCATTGCCCGGATAAAAATAACCCGTTGTGATCGTCGCGACCGCCCAACTTTCCGACACGATGTTGATTTCTAATCGACCATCGTTAGCCATTGCCAGATTACAAGGATTAATCAAATCAAGAGTGATATTAACCGACCCATCCGGTTCAGCAACATTCTTGTCGATTAACTCACACACCAAGATTTTGTGATTGCTCGCAACAACCAACCGTTTACCGTTTCGATGCTCGACACGGACGCTCCGCAACATGTCAATCGGTGACTTGATTTCTTCATCCGGTCCGGACCGCAGCGCGGCAACACTCAACCGGGCGAAAACATCGGCGGGGATGATGAACGTCATGTGAATTGGTTTCCGGATTTGACCGCAGTGTTAGAATTTCGCTTGACGGGTTGTCAACACCTATCTAAAACCAATTGCCCTAACCGAAAGGATTTTTTCGCATGAAATATACCATGACGATTGAAGGTGATCCGTCGCAATCTCGCGACCGGCGCGTTCTCCGTGAATTGATGGCGCTGTTGCATGGATCGACCGCGACCGGATTAACGGCTGATCTTCCCGGCTCAGCCGGTTTCGATATGACCACGTCACCAATCCCTGATCCCAATCCCGACGACGTTGACGACGACGAAGCCGAGACACTACCCGTCGCAAACGTCGCGCCCGGTGAAGTCGATAGTTCCGGCTTGCCTTGGGATGCTCGCATTCATTCCGGCAAAAAGAGCAAGACGGAAACGGGAACTTGGCGCAAACGCAAGGGTATCGGCGACGACTATTTCAAGGCCATCGAAGCGGAATTGCGCGCTCGCGGGATTGCCGCAATTCATAC